GAGAACGCTCTTGGTATATAGACGAAGTTAAAAAGGCTAAGTATAAAGAGGAGGTTGCATGCTAACCTGATACGATCTGGGCCCTGGGAGTATAAACCTGGTAGCTAGTTAACTAGTGGCAAAGCAAAGCCATAGCGCGCCCGAAAGCGCAGTAGAGAGAGCAAGAAAGGTCTTCGAGAGAAGGCCTTCTTCTCATATAAGGAACCCGCTCAGCAGAGAACCCGCGCTGAGAGAGCACGCCATTTATATTCTCTATGTATAGAGAACTTTAGTTCCCGAACCGGAGGCCCCATGCCAAATTTTTTTAGCTCGAAAAATAGTTCCCTTATATAGGAGTTCCCTTTTCTGCGCACGCCGAAGGCGTATAAGTTCCCTCTTACAAATATTCAGATAGTTCCGAATATCAGCTATCAGATAGTTCCCATATTGTTTATTGCGATTTGTTCCCTCTCTGGGGATTGTTCCGCGATTACATATTAAGGAACTTTAACGTTTATCCGCCGAAGAGCGGCATATGGCGCGCGGAAAATTTTTTTGCGCCTGCGGCGCGATACTAATATCTTAATGGCCTTATACAGGAACTATGTTAAATATTTTTATGACTTTAACTAATGCTATACCTGTAGCTGGAAGGCATGTATGCTATTTGCCTTCTGCTATCGAGAATATTTTAAAGCAGTCTGTAAAGCCGAAAGAAGTTATTATTATAGTAAGTGATTACTCTTCTGAAGATGATGATAATATAATAGAGAAATGTAGAGAGTTATTATATAAGAATGATATTGTTCCTATTATAAAAACATTTACCTTCGCTTATCGAGCTGGTAAAAATAGATCAATCGCTTATGATCATTGTAATACAGATATAATATCGTTTCAAGATTGCGACGATTTAACTCATAAGGATAGAAATAAATTAATCATAACTGCATTTGAACAATTAAATGCTGCTCAGATACTTCACGGTCAATCCTATAATGAAGATGCATTAGATACTAATATTAATTTTAAAGACTGCACTATTGAATGCGTTGATAATATTTGGACAGATCGTTCCGTTCTTATTAGTGATGTACATCATGGTGCTATCTCTTTACATATGGGGAGAATTAATTATGATTTTCATTTTCCTAATTCAAAGCAAGGTCAGGACGTACAGCTTGTAGAATCATTTTTAGATAAAAATAAAGAATTTAATACGGAACATAAAATGTATGTAATAAGAGATACAAGTATTTATGTATGGAGAAAGGAACACTCCTCTCATAATATTAGCGATAATCGAGAGAGTAAGAAATTAGAACTCTTAAAGTATCTTGGATTGTAATTTGCTAATTTAAAAATAAAGATTAAATTATAGTATGGATACAAAACAATTAAACTTTTTACTAGGTGCGCTTGACATGCTACCTATCGCTATCGGGCGTGAAGCTATTGCACACGGTCAAGATATATCTGTAGAGCAATTAGAATTAATTAAACGAGTAGTAGCTGATGTTAAAAATACTTCGTTTGAATTTGCTCAGCAGTAATTAAGATTCAGCACCACCGACGTCCTCGTGATCAGAACCATAGGTCCAAGATCCGTCGGCTATTCTTTTCTCTTTTAGTTCGTCAAAAGACTTTTCTTTGGTACCGCCGTCGTACGACCATCCGTACCCTTTATGTATCATTCGTTCCTGAATAGAAATATCTTCTCCGTTCTTATATAACCATCCAAGCATACGTCCGTACTTGCCGTCCTTTTCGGTTTTTATTATAATGTCTTCGAACATTAGTTCCTCTTCTAAGAATGCTGCTGCTTCTTTACCGAGATATTTTTCATAAAGATTTCTAGTTCTAGACTCCGGAGTATCTATTCCCGCAACTCTAACTCGTTCCTTTTTTGTAAGACCAAATCCTAAATCGATTAATATATCAACTGTATCTCCGTCGACTACTCTCAATACTTCTTTAACTTTGTATGTGTACATCTAAGTACTTATTCCTCCGGAACTTAATCTTCTAATATCTATTCCGGAAACGCAATATTGATAACTGAGGGAACTACTATATAATATAAGTATGGTAATTGTTAAGCTGAGATGCGATAAGAAAGTTAATCAAAAACTTAGAACATATAATATAGATCGCAGAAAGCTGGAAAATCTATTAATGTTCCTTACTAATAATATAGTTAATAAGAGAAAGACTTATTATTATGAGATTAAGGTTAAGGGAATATCTGGAGCTAGTTCACAGTATTTTTGGGAAGAGGATGAGATTGAAGTAGCTTTAAATGCTGCTGATTGTAAGTCTACTAAGCAGAGAAGCATATACTTCGTTCAAGGACTAGTTCATGAATATAGACATTGGGTTCAGTCTCAGTTACAAAATGTATCTAGTAAGCGATTGAATTATAGTGAGAAGGATATTGAAGAAGGTAACGATAACTATAAAAAGAATAAGTATGAACTAGAATGTATCGAATGGGAAGACTTAGTTGAAAAGTATATCGATCAACTAAAGAAATAAGTAAGGCGGTTATAAATAAAGTTATGGGTGCTAATAGAGAAGAAGATAAAAAAATAAATGAGATGTATCTTAACCAAGATGCTATAGGTTTGCAACAGCAGCGCGATCCAAATGGTAATTTAAAATACCCTGCAAAGTATGATAGAAGGAATTCAAATTTAAAACAGTTTGACGGGTTAGCAGGTTATAAAGGTAAAGCATCTGATGCTCGTATCGCTACCTCAGTAGACTTATCATCTGATAATGAAGGTAAAAAGTTACATGGTTATATAGATATGAAATCTAAACAAACTATTGAAACACCTGAGAATCCAGAGATAGTAATTGTAGGATTATATAAAACTGATTTACAGTATCTTAGAAAAGCTATTAAACAAGAACTACAACAGTACTCTGATGTAATGGAAGTAGATGATGAAGCTATGCAAGAGGATGCAGTTATAGGTAAGTTAACTGATAAGTACTCAGCGTTCATTACTAAAGTTAAAGCATTAGACGATGTTAAGAAGCAAATGCTTACGCCTCAATATAAGAGAAAAATTACTCTTGCAAAACGCAGATAATACATTATAATTAATGTATGCCAAAAACTAAAAAATATCTTAAGTGGAAAGATATTGATTATCAAATTCTTAATATTATTAATGGATTAGAGTCTGTTAGATTTGATACAGTTCTTGGACTAGCTCGAGGGGGAATGGTACCTGCTACTATTTTATCTTATAGATTAAACTGTCCTAACTTACAACAGCTCGGTGTAAGAACTCGCGATGTAGAATCTATTCAATATTATAATAATCCTTTATTAACTGGAAATGTGTTAGTAGTAGATGATATTAATGATTCTGGATTAACTTTTGCTTCTGTAGATAATTATATTAGATATCATTTTGATCATAATGAAATTAAAAGCGTAACATACTGCTCGTTGTATCAAAGATACGATACAAATTTTAAAAGAGGGGTTACAGGAGATGTTATCGAGAATGACGACTGGTTAGTCTTTCCGTGGGATTAAATAATTAAGTGAAAGCCGATCCATATTATTTTGAAGTTAAAGATGTAATTGCACAATTTCTTGCTGCGTTTGATGATATTGTTATAAAACGTTTTAACAAGAATAGAGAAATTCAAGATAAAATACATGTTCGATATCTTTATGCACCTAAGCAAAGGGTAATGCATGATATAATAAATCAAAATAAAACTATCGATCTACCGGCAGTTGCAGTTAATATTACTTCAATATCAAGAGATGTAAATCGTGTTTTTAATAAGTTAGATGGATTTTATTATAATTCGCCAGCTGGTAAAGCAAGTCAAACTACTCATATTAAACCTCCCATACCAGTTAATATTGAATTAAATTGTTCTATAATTTCGAGATATCAAACCGATATAGATCAAATCGTTAGTAACTTTGTACCATTTTGTAACCCGTATGTAATTATATCATGGTTTATGCCTAAAGCATTTGGTCTATCAGCTGATCAAGAAATTAGATCAGAAGTATTATGGAATGGTAACCTATCTATGAATTATCCAACTGAGTTAAATTCAACTCAAAAAGCTAGAGTTACAGCTGATACTTCTTTTACTATTAAAGCATGGCTATTTAAAGATATTGAAGATCCTGCAGGCAATATATATTTTATTGAAAACAATTTTATAGCTCAAGATATACTTACTGATTATGAATCTATGACAGGTGCAGCTGCTTTATCTTCTACTGCTACAGATTCATTTGAAGTATCTGGTTCACCATATATAACGGACATATTTTATAATAATGTATTATTACAGGAAGATCTTTTAGTAGATACATCAGATCAATTTGCTACTATTACATTGAAAGGTACTAGCTTAGGATTTACTGATAACGTTTTGATAAGTAGTACTGACTTTACGGGGCTCTCGACTCTTACTGCTAACGGAGGTTTAACATCTGTTGGACCATTTACCCGCCAAGGACCTGCTATATCAGGTCAAATAGTTCAAGATTTAAATATTGTAGATGATAATACTCTAAGTTTTACTATCGATAATGAATATTTAAATCGTAAGGGATCAATAACATTTGTACCTTATAATACCGCAGGCTATTACTCATCATTTCAGTCATATCTTTCTGCTGATGCTCCAAGTGGTGCTGATGCAAAAGGTAACCCAACTACATTCTTAGAATACCCAATAGGATTTTATGTACAGGTAGATCCTTTACCAATAGCAATGAATAAATCTATTCTAGGTGTTATTAACGGTACGGTTAAATCATTGTTTATACCCAAGGAAGGATATTAATACATCTTTATTATTAGATAATTAGTATTAAATAAATATACATATGGCAGATTCAGAGCAAAGAGGATTTTTTCAGTCAGGGATTTTTAAAAGTATAGCTAATAAGCTACCATATCAATCACCTAATGCACAGGACTTGATGAAGGAATTAAATCCTAAATATGACGTCTTTCAAGATACAGGTGTAAGAAGAACTGAAGCACTTGCTAATCAATCTATATTTTATAACAATGAATATAATAATATAGCTGCAGGTCAAATTAGTACTGATGGTCAGTATGCTGAATTAGTATATGCTAATATTGAAGAGAACAAAAGCGGTCGTTTACGTGATTATAGAGTAATGGCTTCTTTTGCTGAGATATCAGATGCTTTAGATGAAATATGCGATGAAACTATTAACCCTGATTCTAAGGGTAATATAATTAATCTTGAATTTAGAAATACAGAACTAAGCGAGTTAGATCAATTAACAATTGAAAAAGAGTTTGAAAAATATATAGACTTCTTTAACTTTGAAAAGAAAGGTTTTGAGTACTTTAGACAGCTACTCGTTGAAGGAGAATTATATTGGGAGCATATTATACATAAGAAGCATGCTAAAGAAGGTATTTTAGGTGTAGTAGCTTTACCAACTGATTTAGTAGATTCAGTCTACGATAATATTCAAAATATGCTTATTAAAGGTTATATACTACGTAAGCCTATATTTGACCCTAATAAGCCTGATAAGGTAGCTAAGATGGAGCTTATTCCAATGGATCAGAATCAGATAACTTATGTCAATTCTGGTATATGGAATCAAGATAAAACCTTTAGATTACCATTTATAGAGAATGCTAGAAGAGCATATCGTCAATTATCCTTAGTTGAAGATGCAATTGTAATTTATAGATTAGTAAGAGCTCCTGAGAGATTAATATTTAACGTTGATGTAGGTAATATGTCGCCTCCTAAAGCTGAAGCTTATCTAAGAAAACTTATACAACAATATTGGTCAAAGAAAACTTTTGATGTAAATCAAGAGGGCGCAGTTCAGAAATTTAATCCTCAATCTATGCTGGATAGTTTCTGGTTTGCTAAAAGAGCAGGTTCAGAAGGTACTTCAGTAACACAGATAGCTGGTGGTGCTAATTTAGGTGAATTATCTGACTTAATGTATTTTGTAAATAAGCTTTATAAATCTCTTAAAGTACCAACAAATAGACTTAATCCTGACGGTAATGTATCTGATGGTTTAGAGATGCTAAGAGACGAGCTTAAGTTTGCTAAATTTATTATTAGATTACAACAGCAAATGGCAGGTGGTCTTAAGAATGGTTTTTATACTCATTTAGAATTAAAAGGACTTAAAAAGAAATATGATATTAAAGAACAAGATATTCATATTGAATTTAATGTACCGACTAACTTCTATGAGTTAAGAGAAAATCAGAAATTAGAATTAAAGGCTTCTAATTATAATAACTTAGCAGCTAATGAATTTGTTTCTGCTACATACTCTCAAAAGAGATATCTTGGCTGGAATGAAACAGAGATCAAAGCTAATAGAGAATTTTTACGTAAGGATGCAGAATTTCAATGGGAGCTACAACAGATTGCAGCAGCTGGACCAAACTGGAAAGATCAATTTCAAGCTGAAGGAGCTCCTGGCGAGGCAGTAGCTAGCGGTGATGTAGGAGCAGCACCTGGTGAACCTCCAGCATTTGGAGGAGGACCTGCAGATACAGGTGGAGGAGATACTGATGCTGAAGCCCCAGAAGTTGCTAATGCAGACGCAAGCGTACCTGAAGCACCTCCACCACCAGCATAATGTAGTAAAGTAAGCGCTAAAACTTAAATAATATTAATGTCAAAGTGCGAAATAAAACCAATATCAGCGTTTCAGAGTACTAATCTGAACAATAAGATTAATACATTTAATGATGTTAGTGATAGAATCTTACATACTTTAGGCTATCCATTCATTAATATTGAAATACATCGTGATAGTCTCTATACTAATATACAGCTTGCAGTAGAGATGTTTACAAAGTTTGCAGGTTATACTCAGGAATATCTTCTCTTTGATAGTAATTTATATAATGTAAATCAAGGAATTAGATTAGATCATTTAATGTCAATAAATCCAACTGCTTCAGCTCCATCTAGTGCAGTAACAAGAGATGAAAAACTTGCAGTAAGAGCTAAAGATGAAGCATTGTATCAAGGTCAATCAGTTGAATCTAAAGATTTTTCAACTTATTTAAGATCGCCTACAGATCCAGCAGAGGAAGGTGGTTCTTTGTTTGTAGCTGATAATCTACCTAAAGAATCTCTCTATATAACTACAAGTGCAATGCCGGCTTATTACTTTGGTGTTGGTGATGGAGGTGGTACTTTAGATGGCCGTGTAGGTATGATTGATACAACTACTGCTAATATATCGGCACTTTCAGGAGCATTTAAGCAAGGTACTTTCGTTAATCAGATATTAACCCAGGAGTTTTATGATATATTCTCAAATACTACTGCATTTTCTGCTATATCATCTCATTTTACTGAAAGCAAAAAGACTGAATTTACTATTAGAGGTGAAAAGAAATATGAAGAGGTAGGGTTTATGAATAGCTTTGACTACGATGTAATGGATTATCGTAAAGTAATAGCAGTTCAAGATTTTGAGGAAGGCTCTACTACCGGTATTAATACTCTATTTACTATCGAACAGACATTAGCTCAGCAAACATATTTTAGTTATGCTATGGGTAACTATGGATTTGATTTAATTAGCTGGTATATATTAAAAGATTGGCTCGAAATGAGAGAAAAGCTACTTGCTACTAAAAGAAGTTATACTTTTGATGAAAGAACTCAAATATTAAGAATGTATCCTCAACCTCGTTCATCAGGTAGTAACGGTGCGAGATTTTACGGAGTAGTATCTTGTCAAGTTGAACGACCCATAAGAGATGTAATTAAAGAACATTGGGTTTATCAATATGCTTTAGCTTTAACTAAAATTACCGTAGCTAATATTAGAGGTAAATATGGATCTGTAAATTTATTTGGACAAGGCCAGTTAAATTATAATGATCTAATGTCACAGGGATTAGCAGAAAAAGCAGCTCTAGAAGAAAAGTTATATACAGGAGCTCCTGGTATGGGAGATGCAGAGCCTCCTTTATTCTTTGTAGGTTAAACTATTTAGCTTCAAATACTTCTATTAGTTTATTAATAACTCCACTTGCATCAGTTACATCTACAGTTTCAGTCTTAGAAGATGATTTAGTTTTTTTAGTAGTGACTTCTACATCATAATCACCATATACATCATCAACATCTTCTATTGATAAATCAACATCCTCTTCTTCTTCCTCTATATTATCTACTATATTAGATACTTGGGTAGAACCAATATCAGTAAGAATAATGTTTAGTAGTTGGTTAGTATTTTTCTCTTCTTTAGATCTACCTACAAAGTCTATTATTTCTGCTTGGGTAAATTTTCCTTTAAGTGATTTTATTGGATCACCATACGATCCATAACATAGATGTACTAGATATTGTAACGTTATATCTGCAGAGTCTTTAATAAGATAATAAGCTCCTTTTTTAAGAATCTTTACACCTGTATCAGGTTTTTCTGATGCTATCTTAGCAGGTCTCAATAATTTACTCTGTCTTATAGTACTATTACTAATAATTTTCTCTTCAAATGTCATAACTATATTTATATAGATGAGCACTGGAAATAATAAACGTTATAGACAAGGAGTGTATAAACCTGTAAATCGAAGCAAATTTACTGGGAGCTCTGACCCTATATATAGGTCGAGTTGGGAGTTAAAGTTTTTTAGATGGGCCGATAAAAATAAAAACGTTTTATTCTGGGGTAGTGAGAATATTGTAATACCATATATAAGTCCCCTTGATCATAGAGTTCATAGATATTTTGTTGATAACTTTATTGTATTCAAAGATAGTAATAACAATAAAAAGAAATTTTTAATTGAAATTAAACCAAGTTCATCTGTTGAAAAGCCTATAGCTAATAATAGAAAGAAGAAAACTACTATTATATATGAGCAACGAACCTGGGTAGTAAACCAAGCTAAATGGGAAGCAGCTAAAAAATGGGCTAATAAAAAAGATTGCGAGTTTTTAATTCTAACTGAAAAGGAGCTTAACATAAATTAAAGATCCTAAGAACAGTATAAAAATGTTCCCTAATCGATAAATAATAATATGGGTTTAAATTTAATAGTAGAGACACCAGCTCCTAAAGAGGAATTCGAGTATATTGTCGAAGAAGGTAATAGTAAAGATTCTAAAAATTTCTATATCAAAGGACCATATATGATGGCTGAGGGTGTTAACCGTAATAAGAGAATCTATCCATTAGAAGAAATGCAAAAAGAAGTTGAGCGGTATCAAAATACTATGGTTGATACAGGAAGAGCTATGGGTGAATTAAACCATCCAACTACTGCAGATGTAGATTTAGAAAGAGCATGTCACTTAGTTACTGAAATGTCACAAGATGGTAATGTGTTTCATGGAAAGAGTAAAGTGTTATCTACTCCAACTGGTTTAATTGTTAGATCTCTAATTAACGATGGTGTAAGAGTTGGTATGAGCTCTAGAGCATTAGGTCAACTTATTCCAGAATCTGGAACCGAAGGTGTTAATAGAGTTAAGGATTTTAAATTAGTAGCTATTGATTGTGTAGCAGATCCGTCTTTCCCCAAAGCATTTGTTAATGGTATTTTAGAAAGCAAACAATATGTAGTTAACAAATATGGACAATTTGAAGAGGCATATGATAATTTTGAAAAAACAATATCTAATTTACCTTTAAAAAATAGAGATGAATTTTTAAAAACTAATATGTTGAAATTTATAAAAGGGCTATAAATATATATAATGAGTAATAAAACACTAGAAGTTAAGTCTGATATTAAGAGCTTTATTAATAAAATACTAGATAAAGACTATAAAAGTGCACATTCGCACATTACTAACGCTGTTAACAAGAAAATTAAGCAGCAAATGATAAATAATAATACAACACTTTTTTAATTATGAAAAATATTTCCGATATACTAAGAGAGGCAACCGACGGACAAATTGATGAGTCGGTCTTGAGCGACATTGAATCTGCTTTTGAAACTCGTGTAGCAGAAAAAGCTAAGATACACGTCGATAAAGCTTTACTTGAACAAGATGAGCTATATACTTCAAAGCTTGAAGAGTTGCTAGAAGCTCTTGATCTTGATCATACTAAAAAATTAAAGAAGATTGTTGAAGCTATCGATGCTGATAGAACAGGAAAGTTAAAAGCAGTTATCGGTAAATATGAATCAATTTTAAGCGAAGATGCAGATGGATTTAAACAAGAATTAGTTGAATCTATTTCTCAATATCTAGATGCATTCTTAGAAGAATCTATTCCATCTACTGAAATAAAAGAAGCAGTTAAAAATAAGAAAGCAATTGCAGTGCTAGAAGGTATTCGTTCGCACTTAGCAGTTGATGCTGCTCTAGAGAAAGACAGCATTAAAGAAGCTGTTGTTGATGGTAAGAAGCAAATAAATGAAGCTAGTCAAAAGCTTGAGTCTGTCCTTCAAGAGAAGGTTGTTTTGGAAGAAGAATTAAGGGCATTAAAGTCTGATAAACTTCTTAGTGAAAAAACAGCTGATCTCGATGAAAGAACTGGGAAGTATATCCGTAAGATGTTATCAGGAAAAGATCCTGAATACATCGCTGAAAACTTCGATTATACAGTTAAATTATTCGAGAAGAAAGAAGAGAGCAGGCTCGAGGGCTTAAAGACAGAAGCACTGACAGAATCTACTAAAGTAGACAGAGTTGTTGAAGAAAAGGTTGAAGAAAAACCTAACAACCCATATATGTCAGAGCTTAGCAAATACTAATTTTACATTGTATTGAGGTCTTTTCCTGAGTTTCCTTGCATTATAATGCATTGGGGTCGAAATAACTAAAAGGAAAATACAAACTATGAATCAATCAATCCGTCCTACACAGGCATATATTGACGAATCAAGAGCAGCTTCCCTACTTGAAAAGTGGGCACCTGTTTTGGATTACACTTCTAAGTCTGTAGCTCCTATTGAAGATAGCCACACACGTTTAAATACTGCTATGCTTTTGGAAAACCAAGAGTCATGGTGTTTGAACGAAGCTGGACCTGACTATGCTGGTAGCGGTAACGTTGCTGGTAGAGGTGGTGCGCTTGGTGATGCTGATTCAATTGGATCTTCGAACCGTTTCCCAGGTACTCCTGGTGGCGATTCGTATGCTACTAATGACTTCCGTCTTCCAAAAATCTTGATTCCTATGATTAGAAGAACTTTTCCCGAGTTAATTACAAACGAAATCGTTGGTGTACAGCCAATGGCAGGACCTGTTGGTCTAGCATTTGCCCTTCGTTACCGTTATTCTGGTGAAACACTAGGTTATGGTACTGATGGCGTGCAAGACGGCACTACTAATGCAGGTGTTCTAACAGCTGCTGGTAATGCTCCAGGTGGCGCAAGTGGAATTCTTGCATCTGCTGCTGATAAAGAAGCAGGTTACAACTACCTAAATACTGCCTATACTGGTACATCTTCTGCTCAGCTTTCTGGTATTAGCGGAGGTGCCGTAGGCAACTCTGATAAGATCATTACTGCTGGACAAGATGACGGTGTAGCTGCTATTCTTAGAAACTTCGAAGTAACAGGTAATATCCCTACTTTTGAAGTATCTTTCGAAAAGACTGCAGTTGAAGCTGGAACAAGACGCCTAGGTGCTCGTTGGTCAGTAGAACTTGAACAAGACCTTAAAAACATGAATGGTATCGATATCGATACTGAATTGACAAACGCTATGTCGTATGAAATTCAGGCTGAAATCGACCGTGAAATGCTTGTAAGAATGATTCAAGTTACATTTACTGCTGGTCAAGGTCCTGGTTTCTCTATCTGGGCTCCTCAGTCTGCTGATGGCAGATGGCTTGTAGAGCGTAACCGTGATTTCTACCAAAGATTAATTATCGAAGCTAACCGTATTGCTGTAAGAAACAGACGTGGTGCTGCTAACTTTATTGTTGCAACTCCTCGTGTTTGCGCTATCTTGGAAATGCTCCCTGAATTCCAGTGGGTACCTGTACAAGGTAATGTTAATACACAGCCTGTTGGTGTAGCTAAGATCGGAAATCTTGGTGGACGTTTCAACGTTTACAGAGACACAAGAACAGAAGGTAATAACATCGATGCTGCAGAATCTGCAAGACCTGAGTATGCTCTATTGGGCTACAAGGGACCAGAATTCTACGACACAGGTATCATCTACTGTCCTTACATCCCGGTTATGGTTCAACGTACTATTGGTCCTAACGACTTCGCTCCAAGAGTAGGCTTGCTTACTCGTTACGGCGTTGTTGATAATATCTTTGGTGCTAACCTCTACTATCACACGATTCTTTGTACTGGACTCGGTCAAGCATTCACTCCTGCTACGCAGAGTGTTTACTTCTAAGCCTTACAGAATTAAACTTAAAGCCGTTACAACTTTATGCTGTAACGGCTTTTTTTATGGCTCCGAATATATATTCGGAATTTTTACTTATATCTATTAGATAAAGACATTAACGTAGGTGCCCATAATCCAACAAAGATACCATTAATCGGATTACCCGACCAGATACCAATAGATAGGACAACAGAAGCTAATGAAGCATAAAAGAATACTTTATTCTTGTTCATATCCGTTCCTTTCTTAAATTTATTGCTTAGAGGTTTTAATATGAACTACGTCAGGATCAACTAGACTACCGACGAATTCATCAATTAAATCTTGACTCGATGCTCTTACAGGATTAATATCTATACCACCACGACGAGCATATAAACACATAACTAATAGCTCAGAAGGATCAAAAGCATCTTTTAATCTTTTATAAAAGCACTCACAAATTTCTTCATGAAAATGACATTCATCTCTATACGAAACTACATACTTTTTAATACTATGAGCATCAATAGCATTCTTAGATTTAATATAGATAAATACATCACCCCAATCAGGTTGCGAAGTTACACGACAGTTACTTTTAAGTAACCCAGAATAAAAATACTGCTTAAGATCTCTTTTACGAGCTACTGCTTCGAGCAAGCTCGGATCTTCAGTATATTGAGTATATTCAAAGTCTTTTTCATCTTCTAAATGATCAACATTAATATATTGATCCATATCCCAAGCACCATTAGGACTATTATAAGTTTTATTAACTCGAGCCCCATCTTGGAATCTTACTACTACATTAGTTTCAAGTAAGTCACTTAAGTCTTTACTCGTTGTTTTCTCAAACGAACTAATAGCAACATCTCTCTCAGCAGCTACTCTTGTCATATTAAACGAGTTAAAGTATAATTTAATACTCTTACTTTCAACTATATACTTACTACTACAAGGATATACACACTTTACTACCCCAGTTACAGGACACCCATTATCTAAAAGAAATGAGCATTCATATGCATTCCATGTATCTGAACCTACGAAAGGTAGATCATCATCGAATATATTTAAATATTCACGATTATTACTTCGAGGTTCTTTTACTAATAAACCAGGATCATACTGACTCTTATATTGAGAAGTCTGACCAAGGTGCTTACTTATTCTACTATTATCTAACGTTTTATTTGCCATAATTATCTAAAGTTTTATATATTGTTGTCATACGTTCTTTTTTACTACCAGTTAATCTTACAACAGGTATCTTAAAATGTTCTATAGCTTCCTCAAATAGCCTAACTATACCGTCTCTAAATTCTGTATTAACGCTTCTTTCACCATCATCCACTAAAGGTATTTCAGGCTCAGCATAAAAAATAATATCTATTTTATCGATTAATTTTTTAAATAAATATTCAGTATAGTTATATAATTCTTCTCCTACTACTTGATTAGGACCAGCATATAAGTACGTTGTATAAACTAAACCATCTAATATACATCTATCCATAACTACATCTTTACCTCTATAAATTAGATAGTTATCTAAATGCTTAGCTAATATAGCTAATTGAGTCAATTCGTCACCATCTTCATTAATAGTTAGATCATACTTTTTCTTTACCCATCTAGTAACTTCATGCTGAAAAGTATAACCATTAAATCTACCATCTTTTTTACATTCTTCTAGTAAAGTAGACTTACCCGTACTCTGCGCTCCTGTAAAACTAATTACCATATACTATATTCCTAAAACAACCCGTATTATATTCGATACATTCCATCATATCATCATCAACTTTAATATCAATAAGATCAGCTAACTTAATAGAAGGTTTAGTTTTTAATCCCATATTACCAGTATATCGAAGTTCCTTTATACCTGCAACTACCGGATTAGAAGTATCGACAGATCTTATAGAATAATCATTAGTATATGCTTTAAATTCTTTAGCTAACGAACAGCCGAGTAGATGATGAGGTTTATTATAATCCCAGATGCCATCATTTTTAAGATCTTTAATAAATCTTTGACGACCGGTACACCATCTTTCTAATTCAGTCTTACCTCTACCAGTAGCTACATAATAACTATAATCAAAACTTATAGCTACATAATCAGATTGCTCAGACATATATCTATAACAATCTACCAATTCATCATAAGTTTTTCCTTGTACAACACCAATACGTAGTCCAGGTAGATCAGGGTATTTCTTAACAAAGTCATTATAATTTAACATTGTTTGATAACCATCTTCCAAAACGTCAGGTACTATATAATAAGACGGTTTTAATTCTTCTACATACTTAGCAAACTTATCAGAATCAAAAGCTTCACCTAACTCAAATATACTATTATCTAATAGTACCTCCCTATCTTGACTCAGAGAGTTTTTAAAGAATTCATAATACTCAGGATGAGTTTCAAATAAATGAACCAAGGCATAATCATAATCATTATACTCCTTAGATTCTTCTAAGATACTAATAGGACTTTCATGAGATACTAACATAATACTATTATAGTATATAAAACTTGGTTTTCAACGTAAATAATTGTATGGCGTGTATTAAATTTAATATTGATAAATTAGCTAATAAATTAGGTAATATGGCCGCATCAGCACTGGATGAGGTATCATCTCAGTTAGGTAAGGTAACACAAATAGCAGATACACTAGCTTCTGCTGCTGAAGACATAGGAAATTTAGCTGCTAATGCAGTAGAGAATTTTAAAAAGATAGCTTCAGGTGAGCTACCCAGTTTAGAAGATATAAAAAATAAAGTTTTTTCAGAAATAGACTCTGCAGTATCCGCTGTACTTGATGAGTTTGAAAATACTTTAGATGCTCTAGGTGAAGAACTTCAAAATTTAGAAAATTTTATTTCTGAACAACTTGATTGTATGAACGATGCAAAAACAAAAATGGCAGAAGTTGCTTCTATTCAAGGAGGGTTAACTAACAATATATCAAAAAATGTGGGTAAACTAACTAATAATCAAATAAGAGATATGCAGTTACAAACTGATCTTGTTGATGGTAAAAAACTTCAAGAACAGTTATCACAAAGCTTTGCTAAGACTGCTATAGCAGCACAACAATTAAAAGCAGAGAAAGGTAAATCTTTTTCTCAGCAAGCTAAAACTCAAGAAGATATAGTAGATAATTTTGACGTATTAACTAAATCGTTTAATGATGAGAATCAATTTGCTCATTTTAATAAAATACCTGAAGTTTTATCTGATAGTGAATTTGAATCTAAGTTTGGTAAAACGCCTCAACTATTTGATGAAATTGATATGAGCGGGTTTAATCCTGATAATGCTAACTTTGCAGCATTAGTAGATCCCGACACTACTGAAGTTGTGGGCTGGATAGATGAAGTTTCTGGTAAAACGTTTGATGAGTTACCAAGTTAGTTAAGTGCAATAATATATTTTTAATTTAAATATAATAGATGATAGATAAAAATACATATTATGGCAATTATGTTGGAATAGTTGTTCAGAATAACGATCCAGAATTTGCTGGAAAAGTTAAAGTATTTGTACCGCATTTAACACCTACAGTATATAGTGGATGGATAGATGGAAACACTAGTAAAAAAATTACTAAACTTCTTGGTAATAATGTTAATGGTGATCTAAGTGAAATTTTAGGTACTTTAAAAACTCGATTACCATGGGCAGAATGCGCTGCTCCTTTAGTAGGAGAAAGCTCAACAGGTAGATTCAATAATCATTTTAATGCAGGGTCTATATCTGAAAGTAATTTTTTAACTACAACATTTAGTAACGGGGCAAGTAGTCTATCTGCAGAAGGTAGCGCACCTAGTAGTTTGTATACAAGTACTAGTGCAGGTTTATTAAATGATGCCTTTGTTACTGCTGCTGATAATATTAATAGACCTAATCCTTTAGCATATAATTATAGACCTAATACTTACTCTAACGCAGCTAGAGGAGCTTTTGCTATACCTTCAGTAGGCTCTCATGTATGGGTATTTTTTAGAGAGGGCGATCCTCAGTTTCCTGTATATTTTGCTGCTAGTTTTGGTCAATCAGACTGGTCAGGCATCTATGGAAAGCAAGCTCAAGAAGATTATCCCGGTACATATGAAAATATAAAAACACAAGAAATCGATCATAACGTTTCTAATTACAGAAACAAATATGTTGTAAACCAAAAAGGCGGTTCTTTAGAATTTATTAATACAGACTTAAATGAAAAAGTAAAACTATCTCATTATTCAGGATCATTTACTGAAATGACTAATGAAGCTACTATAGAGCTAGCTACAGCAAATAAAAACTCTTTAATATTAAACGATGTATATAATACTACACGTGGGTTTAAAAATGAATTTACAGGTAAAAATTTAGACGAGACAGTAAAAAGAGACAAATATAAAAAGGTTGGATCATTAAACGATATTAAGTTTAAAGAATGGAATAAGATAGTAGCACCCATACAAGAATTTAAACAATTATTTGAAATAAAGCGTACTGGAAATAATAACGTTAAGAATGCAAATAATGTAACTATTTTAAAACGTAATAGTGTATTGCAGGAGCAAGATGGTACTTTTCGTTGTAATCCCGTTACAGATGGTACTTTTACTTTTAAAGCACTAGATGGAATGACAAATGATAATCCAGGGGATTTAAACTCTGCAACTTATAGTTGTATTGCAAATAATAGTAGCGATGGACCTAGCACCTTAGCGGGAACCGACAATGCAATAAATACCGGATGCTTTCCCGCAGCGGGCGGAGCTGAAACTACAGCAAGCCCGTCTACATCTGGAGGTACATGGACAGTAGATACAAGAAAAGATACTCTGCAAACTTTAATAGAAAGTAAACTACCTGAACTTACTAAGATTGAACAAGATCTTGGAATAGGTGGTAGTGAAATAATTCAGATTACTAAAAATAAAGTTGAAACTATTGGTATGATGATGAATAGCTTTGGTAACTATAGGTTAGATCCAATAGGTAAATCTACAGCTAGTGGTGTTAAAGTAGGCGGTAATGCAACGTATTTAAATAGAGAAGCATCACCACTTTTAGAATATGTTCATGTACAAGATTTACCGGGAGGTTCATCCACTCTAAATGTTTCTAATAGATATAATGTAGTTGTAGGTGCTGGCGGTCTAAATCTTAAATCATATGGACCGACTAATATAACTGGTAGTATTACTAATGTTACTGGAGAACAAGTTAACATTGGTTCTGCTAATGAAATTAATTTAGATGCACATACTATTAATATATCAGCCGAAATATTAGCTTTAAGAAATAAACGTCAACACCAAGTATTAATTGATAGTAGTTTAGGAGTCAATAAAAATGTTATTATCGGCGGTGGAGTGCATATTGAAGGTGAATTACATGTACAACATATTACCGCTCCAAGAGAATATCAAGTAACTGAAAAGACTCAATTATTTGGTAAAGCTAACCTCGCAGGCACGGTTTGTGGATGTCAAATAGGTTCTGCTATTGGTTCAGATTCAGCCGGTCATACTATTGATATTCCTGTTTATGCATGTGGAGCTGATGAAAATAGTTTAGTAATGTATGATCATTCACATGCATTTGCTAATTTACCGCTATCATTATGTGATAATAATAGACAAGTTAGAAATGCATCTAGAGCAGCATTTTCATGCAACTGTGCAACTGGTGAAATGACAACCGACAGAGTAGTAGCGACTTGCCGTGTAAATACAAAAAAATAACTTTTTACTCAATATAAGGAACTATAAAGAATAAATATCTATTAAATGGCTTCGTTTAAATCTATTCAATCTTTCTTCGATAATCTGAACTTTAGTACGTTCTTGCTTGCTGCATTAGGTGCATTAGCTGCTCTCTGGCTAAATACTCAATATGTATCTCAAGAAGTATACCAGAAAGATCAAGAAATAATTAGATTAAAAATTGAAAGCTTGGAGACAGAAACCCAAGCTTTACGTTTTATGGCGCAATCTAATCAGAACGATATAAAAGAATTACTACCTTTAATATCTAAGATAGAAAATCTAATAGCAAATTTTGTTACTCCGAGCGGAGATATTATTCTTACAGAAAGTATGAAAGAAATGGAAGTTGATATAGCTGAAATAAAGAAAGATATTCAGTATATGAAGCTTAGATTATGGCCTACTGAAAGTAAGTAATTACTTATACCTATAGTATAATACTACCATAAAGACGCTACATGCCCCGCCAAAGGCATAATTACAAAGTAATATAAGATTTGGTCCTATATTAGTTAAAACATATACTGCTGCTGATAGATAGCCTATAATAGATAGTTGAAATAAGCCAATACTTACGTCTTCTACCTTTTTAGTTCTCCATGTTTTTACAATTTGCGGTATATAGCATACTCCAAAAGCAATAGTGTAAATCCAACCAAAAATGTCCATTTGATCTATATAAGTTTCCCACCAACCATCCCCAGTTTTTTATAAGTTCGTACTCACCTGCCAGTTTTATTTAGTAATTAGACTGAATATTTTTTAATATATTCTTCCTTTTTACGTCTAGGTACTGACACCTCGAGTACACCATATTCATACGTAAACTTAATTTTATTAAGATCGTATTCTTTACCAATAGAAAAACTTCTATTCATGGTCTGGGTTTGTTCTCCGTCATTAGTTCTAACGGTGCGTTTACCCTTAATATAAACTTCACGCTGATCAGAGTCAACATCTATATCAAGGTCATCTTTTTTACATCCTGGAATATCAATTTGAATATTCAACGAATCTTTACCGTTCGCGAATCTTACTTGATCTCCAGTTTTATATACTTCTTCCAAATTATGGAAGACCGGCGTTAAATTAAGGAAACCGCTAAGGCTATCCTCAATGATTTTTAATGGGTTATCTCCTCTATATGTAGTTAGTCTAGTCATAGATAATTATTTATACCCGTATTATATAGTATAAACTAAACTTATCAACATTTAACTACTATTTTTTTTTCAAGGAATCTTTCCTTGAAAAGATTAAATACTATTCATGAACAAAATAACTACATTCATAACAGACGGTATTAAACCAATTATCGATTTAGGTCTTGGTTTAATTTCTATCAGCATTATAGCTGAAATATTATTCGGTTCGGGCGCACTTTTTGGTGCAGATGTTATCGGAAATCTTACAGGTATTGTCTCCAATATTGGGGGTCAAAATGGGTTAGTAGGGCTTATAGCTCTTCTTATCTTAATTGGATTACTTAAGAAAGATTAAAATCTTATCTATCTAATTCGCGTACGGATAGATATTAAAAAAAGCCAGCACTCCTTTCGGGGCGCTGGCTTGTTTATTTTCTAATTAATTAAGCAGCTTTTTTCTTACTTCTGCGCCAGTTATCAGCATGGTACTTATACCAAGATTCTTTAGCCATTTCTATACCGATGTCATATCCGACTTTTTCAGACTCAAGCCATTTGTGTTTTGATATTTCGATCTGTTCAGCTTTTTGTAGAGCTACCTCATATGCTACATTTAAACCATTTACAGCGTTATCTATTTTATTTTTATAATAAGGATTAGTGTAAAGGAGAAGCATAGAGAATAAACCTCCTAATGCAAACAGAATGCTTGTGTATGATAATATTTCCATAACGAAATTATTTAATAAATCTTGCAGGAACATCTATATAATAATAAATATATGTATAACTCGTTCACCCGAAAGGGCGGAAGTACCCTATTTTCTGTACATAATTCTATGCTGGAAATATGGGGTAGGGGAAGGAACGCACCGTAAAACAAGGAATAACACAATGGCAACTCCATATATGCAATATAGAGGAGCGAAAGTGGAAGTTTCTGAAAAAGCGGTGGCAAAGAAACCCGGCATCGCTTCTTACAGAGGAAACACTTACGATCCGAATAAAGCAAAACCTGCTAAAGAAGTTAAGCACGGTATGTACCGTGGTTCAGCTTGGAGCAAGTAATGCAAAAAAAAGCCCCTTACCGAGATTATCAGTAGGGGGCTTATTGTGTTTAGATATTATTTAGAAAGTAAAAGCTAAACCAGCAGTAACTGATTGATCAAAATCAAGTTCTGCATCACTATATGTAATACCATCTGCAAAAACAACATCACTATTTACCCAATTACTTTGAATGAATAGCTTTGCAACATCATTAACGATTGTTTCAGCTCTTACAAAACCGTGTACATATTCATAGTCTTCATCAAACCCATAAGATGCACCGTATTCACCGCCGAAAATAATATCAAACGTACCAGTGTTAAAGGTTTTAGAAACTAATATAGCTGGGGTATAAATGGGGTCTAGAGTATCACGAGATATTTCATATGATCCATTTTCTACACTTAAGCTTAGTTCAGTATCAACGAATTTTAGTAAATTAACGCCGTAAGTACCAACAAGTTCAAAGGTAGCATCTGCATCTTCTTTCTTGTGAGCAACTAATCGGGTATCAATACTACCAATAGGGGTTGAAAGTTTTGTACCAATAGAGCCATGAAGTTGATCAGCTTCATTGTCCTGTACATATTCAACTCCACCTACTAAAGACAAGCCGTAAAAATCGCCAATCTTTGTAGATGCTTTAATATAAGGAGCGTCTTCTGCACCAACCAATCCTCCGGAGATTCTTGATTCGTAGTAACCAACTTCAGTTGCTACGCTCCATGTTTTTTCTTGCTTTACTTCTTGAGCTTCGCACTTACCGCACATTGCAAAATATGCAACTACAGCAATTACTGCTCCAATGATAATATATTTTTTATTCATAGTTAAAGATTATATCCTCGTATTCTATTTAATCAACTATCGGTTGATTCTTCAGGAACACTTTGAGGGAAAAGCTTATCTATAGTTTCAATTTTTGATTGTAAACTATCAATAGTTTCAAGCTTCTTTTCAATTTCCTCTCCGATATGAGGATGTTCGCCTATAGCGACTCTATTAGTTAAATAAACTTCTAAATCAGATAGTTCAATATCCCTTTGACCTTCTAATTTCTTTTTGATTGATGCTATATAATTTGCCATAGAATTATTTATACTAAAGATCGAAATCATCAAATTCTTCAGAAGAAATTTCAGTATCTCTAGCACCTATTTTATATGAACTAATTTCTGTTTCTTGAGGCGCTACTTGGACCTTAGAACTATCAGTAAAGCTATTTAACCACCCGCCGATAGGATTAGTAGATTGATCAAATATTTTATTATAACCTAGAGATTTAAGCCTGTTATTAGCGAGCCACTCGATATAACCACTTAACATTTCAGAGTTAATACCAAGTAAAGATCCTTGTGAGAAAAGGTATTCTCCCCATTTCTTCTCATTTTCTACAGCTAGTCCATACATATCATATATTTTTTGTTCGTTGTCTTTTAGTATTCCTTGAAAGCCTTCATCTTCATTCTCTCTCCAATACTTCATAATATTCTGAGTAATAGCAGCATGTAAGTTTTCATCTCTAGCTATTAAGCCAATAATTTTAGAATTACCTTCCATCTTACCTTTATATCCGAAGAAAAACGAACAAGCAAATGAAGTATAAAAGGATAATCCTTCAGTAATCTGAGTTGATAGCACGGCATTAAATATTTTTTGCTTAATATCATTACTATCATCACCAAGTAGAGTATTATATGCAGAGCTAATCTCTTTGGCTCTCTTAACTATTTCCTTATCTTCTAAGATTGAATCAAAAAACTGAGTAGCATCTTTAGCTATATTTTGAAGTGTATATGTATAAGAATAGCTATGAATAGTCTCAAAACGAGCCCAAGTAGTCATACATATCTCTAATTCAGGATTAGATACATAATTTTTAATATTATGAATACTTCTAGATAGCATACTATCGGTCATAGTTTGCCATCTAAGATTACTATTAAAAATAAATCTCTCTGTATCGGTTAAGTTCTCATAATCATTTCTATCCTTTGTTAGGGATACTTCTTCTGGGAGCCAATGAAACTCTTCTTGCTTTCTCCATAGATCAAAAAACTTAGGATATTTAAACCTATCATATCTTTGTAAAGCCAAATCTTCACCTAAGAACATTGGCTGCTTAGTCGTATCAACATTTTTCGTATTTAAAACAGTTTCCATAAAATTATTCTCCATCGTTACCTATAGCCTCCACGGGACAGTCCTCTAACGCTGCCATACATAATTCTTTCTCGTCTTCAGTAGAGGGCTGATTATATACATAACTATAACCATTATCGTGGCTTCTAGTAAAAAATCCAGGAGCAACATCACGGCAAGCATCACAGTCTATACATTGTTCGTCTACGTAAAAAGAACCTTTCACATTTTCTGGGACTTTATCTTCTTTATCAGCCATATCTTTATTTATAACGCACAAGCTCCGGACTCGCAACCATTTTCTTCTTCTGCACTACTTTGTTTATCACCATCATCAGTATTAAGATAGTAACCGGTTCTCCAACCTAATTTATATGCTAACAACTGTTCTTTAATTACTTTTGCATCTGGTAAAGCACCATTCTCATAATGAGCGTAGTTATAATATATGTTAGCGCTTATACTCATATCAACCCATTTTTGCAATGCACCTACTACCTTAATTAAACCAGTATTATCTTTCATATCATATGCAAGAGTATATTTGTTTTTATAGGATGAGTAGTTAGGTACTATAACGGGCAACGTACGAGCTTTTGATTTCTTATAGGTAATATAAGATCTAATAGGTTCTATGCCATTTGTAGAACACTGTATTACCGAAGAGCTCTCACAGGGCATAATAGCAGAAACTGTACTATGTCGTAGTCCTGATTCTTTTATTCTGCTTCGTAAACCTTCCCAGTCCATACTATTTTTACGAGTAACAAATTCGTCTATATCTTTCTTATAATCGTCAGTTGGTAACCATCCTTTACTATATTTAGTTTCATTAAATTTTGAACATGGTCCTTTTTCTTCTGCTAGAGTACATGAAGAGCTAAGAAGATAATATTGAACCTTTTCCATTAATTCGTCAGCAACATTAGGAGCTTCGCTATCCTCATAGCCCACACCTTTTTTAGCAAGATAAGCAGCAAAATTAGTTATACCTATACCTAAAGACCGTCTATTCTTAGTAAAGTTCTCTGCAGCTGGTAAAAAGTAATCTTGATAATCTATTAACTGATCCAAAATACGTACAATAATATCGCATACTTTCTCCATTTCAGCATCAGATTGAATTTCTAAGACGTTAATAGCTGATAGGATACATATACCTATTTCAGCATCTTTATCTTTAGTATCTTGCAAAGGGTTAGTGGGATGTAAGACTTCTACACATAGATTGGTCATTTTAACATCTGTATCCCAAGCTGATCTTTGATTACAATGATCAATATTCATATAATATATTCGACCGGTCTCGACTCTTTCTTTTACAAAAAGACTCATAAGCTGTCTAGCTTTGATAGTTTTCTTAAAACGTAATGATGTTTTTCTTTCATACTGCTCATATAGTTCATCAAAATTTTCATGACCAAAAGCATCATATAATTCTTTAGCTTCGTATGGAGAGAAAAGAGTAATATCCTCATTCTTTAAAAATCGTTTATAAAATAACTCACTAAATTGAATGCAGTAATCAAGCTTACGAACACGATTATCGTCAGTACCAGAATTATTTTTTAGTACTACCATATCCTCTACTTCATAATGCCAGAAAGGAAAATTAACAGTAGCAGATCCTCCTCGTATACCATTTTGATGGCACGATTTAACTGTTGATTCCATTAGTTTAAGAAAAGGTATAACGCCAGTATGGACCACCTCTCCTCGTCTAATAGGAGAATTGATAGGTCTTATTCTACCTATATTTAAACCTATACCATATCGAGAACCAGTAGCATACCCCGCTGCTGTAGACGAGGAAAAAATTGAAGGTAGGGTATCATCTATATCTATCAAACAACATGACGCATACTGTCTAATCTTTGTTCTTACCCCCGCCATTAAAGGTGTTGGAATATTAATTTTAAATTTAGAGAAATAATCATATGCTTTTTTAACATAAGACATTCTCTGCGCACCTTTATATTTACCAAAGCAAACCATTGCAATAATCATATATGCAAACTGAGGCGTTTCATAGATAATACCAGTCGATCTATCTTGAATTAGATACTTATCACAAAGCTGTCGCATGCCAGCATATGTAAACAAATTATCTCTACTATGATCAATATATTCATCAAGCTTGTTAATTTCTGTATCATTATAAAGCATTAAGATATCTTCATCATATACATCATGCTCATGTACATTTTTATTAATAAAATCTACTAACTTAGGAGGATTTTTACCTCCCCAGACGTCTTTTCTTAACTGATAAGAAAGAAGTCGGGAGGCCACATATTGATAATTGGGAGTATTTAAACTTATGAGATTAACAGCAGAATCAATTAAGACTTCATGTATCTCTCTAGTTGACATACCGTCTCTCTTTTGTAAGCTAGCATTTATCTCAACATCAGATACAGTTACTCCTTTTATTCCTTCAATAGCCCATCCCACTACACGATGTATTCTCTCTACATCCCAAGGCTCCGATTCTCCGCTTCGTTTAACTACATTTATCATAGATATTTATTTACAATTTTTATGCTAAAATTAATAGCTTAAATGCACCAAACTTATGAAAATCGAACTTATCTTCATCAAGCTGTAAAAGGTGTTGTAGAATTTTAGGATCCTTAGAATTTTCATCGTCCGTAATCATTTCAAGACAATCAAAATCTATAGGATAAATTCGTTTATTTAAGTAAGAATAATAGTCATTACATGTTACATTATATTCGAAAAGTATATTTTGATATGATTTTAGATCCATATCTCTGTTAAGATCTTGCTCTAGCAATACTGAAGCTAGCTTTCTCCCTATTGAATTTAACTTAAAATATGTACCGTATAGTGGTAATAAACTAACTGTCTCGTCAGGTCTTTCAAAAAGAAATACTTGTCTACTGGGATTAAATTTTTCAGATATATTAAAACGTCTATTGTCATACTCATTCTTAATTACAAATCCAAAAAAGAGCGTAGGTAATTTAGTTTTAAATTCTGTATATTCAGAAAGATCACAATCTACTGATGCGAGATTAATATCGATATCACCCATTTTAAACCCGTATATCGCTAATTAAAGCACCTGTCTTGACGCTAAATGTTCTAATACTACCTAAACCATATGATGGTGTAATGGTTACAGATACTCTATCTCCACTCATAATTACATTACTATAACTACCAGGCGGTAATGCTATAGTCTTATGGATACTACCATTAGTAGTATCGTATAAAGCTAAGTTATTTCCTCTTATTGATGGTGTTAAATTCATGTCTTAATTATATATTCATTAATAAAATTTTCAACGTCGTTATCAGATTTATTATACGTAAATCCAGTTAATGCATCGTTATAAGTAGGTAATTGTTTTAATATACTCTGTTTACGATACATCTCCTCAATCTTATTTATAATATCTTGTTCCGGAAAAGGAATATCATCATCGACATTCATAACTTTTCGAATATCATCTATACCGTATCCTTTTTTTAGAAAGCTTTTTACTTCTCGACATATATAATATTTCAAGAGTTCTTCTTCACTACCATATTCATTAATTTTCTTTTGTAGAAAATCACCAGAATATACCGTAGGTTTACCAGTTACGACGCATATAATTTTTTTAGTTGTAGGCATATATACAATTATATTAAATATTTATATGGATTTCAACTCCACAGTTAAAAAAATATTAGAAGATTTTAGAGCACCGACTGATACTAAAAGACCGGTTAAGGTAAGACCTCGGGGTAAATATGGAACGATTAATCCTCAATTAAATGAACCTCATAGTACAGCATCTATTTCTGGATTTAAAGGGCAACCAGGTGGTAAGCAGCGAAGATTATATATGGAGTTACCTAAAAAGAAAAAGAAGAAAACTAAAAAGCCATCTTAACGCCTTTTTCAATATCAGCGTCAGAAATCTTAGCAGCTTCTTTTCTACCATTTTCAAATTCAAAAATCGGTCTCATTAATTTCATAAGAACTTGTGGGTCATTTAGATCTATTTTTTCATCTACTCCAAATCCCGAACCATTAGATACATGTCTTGCATAATTTGCATTATTAGGATTATTATCTTCAGGCGGTGCATATCTATCAATAATTTTATTAATAGTATCTATACCATACTTTTTACCATATGTTCTTAAAATTTTAGCTGAAGCTCTAATACCATAAGGCATAGATTCAAATCTTTCAAATGCTTCTCCGGGTTTAGTTACCTCACCATTCCATTGAGTTGGTGAAGTTCTTATATTACCTGGATTATTATTATAGATTGCAGCATCTGCAGAACCAGGTTGACCTAACATTAAACCTGCTGCGAGTCTCCCTACTGATAACGCCCTACCTATTTTACCTTCTTCAAGCATTTTTAGTTGTTCGTTACAATAATTGTCAAAGTGTTCCATAATATTATTAAACTTAAAATGTTGGAAAGGGTATTAACATTTTAGCTGCTATAAATGCTAATACTGCTGCTAATATAGTACCTAATTTCGAACTTAAAGCATCACCAATTTTTCTCATAGCTTTTACAAAAAGTTTGGGTTCTGGAATTTTATATTTTTCAGCCCATTTTTTTGAAATATCTTCTAATAATTTCATTTGTTGTTCTTCAGATAATTTTTCACCTACTGCTAAAGCTTTTTCAAATTCAGTTTCAACCATAACTTCCCTTTGTTTTCTTTTCTTGTAGGCTTCATCTTCCCTTGCTGCATCCATTTTATCAGCAACATGCTGAAGTAAGGCTCCTAAAGCTTGAGCAGCAACAGCGCCACCTACACCAGCTATTCCGAGTTTCAAAGTATAATCTCCTATAGCGCCTATATAAGCTGCGACCTCTCCTGGAAAATTTGCTACTGCCTGGGCTGCAGATGAAGCAGTATCGGGAATAGACTTTAATGATGCCAGAGTTGATTTAAAAATATTTTCTTCAAGTAATTGCCCTTCGAGCATATACCCTTCAAGTATTTTTTGTAGTTGCTCCTCGAGCATTTTTTGATTATAGAATTCCTCAAACGTTTGCATAATATTATTTATACAAATCTTTCAATAAAGTACTTTGGTAGTCTATTTTTATTACGCATTATAGCATGAAATATGGTAGCATCTAAAACATAAGTTACACAATGATCATCTTTACTTCTAATACCTCTACCGCATTGCTGTATAAAGTTAGATAACATTTTATTAGTATACCATTGTTTATCTATTTCAAACATTTTTTTAATTCTATTATCACCTAAAGGCAAATAAGATGCCTTTACTATAATTTGAAACCTAGCTAGATCATCTTTAAGATCTATACCTAATCCAAGAGACGGGCTTACTAATATAGTTGGTTCTTCGCTTTCTTCGTGATGTTTTAATATATCTTCATTACGAGAGAGTTCATCTCTAAATAAAAATCTGCAACTCTCAAAACTCCTATCTCTAACTTTACCTTGAATATAATTAGTAATATAATTTGTATGCGTATGTATTATACCTTTTTCCTCTTTATGAGTTTCACATATCTGTCTAATCTGTTCAATTATAGAAGGTAATGCTTTAGGTAGATTAGCATGGTTTAATTTATTAGTCTGCGATATATAAATAGGAGCTTTATCAGGATTAAAGGTACTAGCAGATTCAACGTACTTATATCTTTCAATACCTAAAGTCTTAGCAAGATTAACATGATCAATAACAGTAGCAGACATTAACAAAATTTTATCAGCATACTCAAATATATATTTCGTTAAGCTATCAACTTTTAGAGGCGTAACTTTAATATTATCTTTATTCTCTACTTGAACAACGTATTCGCATTTTTGCCAAGTCTCATCTATTAAACACAAAGTACGATGAATATTTTTTAAATAATGCAATCTATTAGTATCTTTTTCAGAAAGACCTAACTTAGCTCTTTCCTGTATATAGCTTATCCTTTCCGATACATTTAATAATAAATCTCCTATCCATTTAAGAACAGTTTTAGGTTTAGTAGATTTTAGAGAATAAGCTTTTACTCCTATTCTACCTAATCTTACTACATCAATAGATAGAGAAAACTGTTTTATAATTTCGTCTTCTAATTCTGATGCCTCGTCGCAAACTATATAGTCTTTATACTTTACATGGTTAGGTAAAGATAAAAACATTTTATAATTTAATGCAGCAAATTTTTTAATTAAAGCATCTCTTCTATCATTATGATAGTTACATTTATGACGCATTCTATGATCATCTAAAACTTTCTTAGGCATTACAAGAGACTCTAATTCAACATCCATATTAGGGTCAATAGTACTTTGATAGTTACTTTTGCCTTTTAATAATATTGTATCATCAAATAGATCTTTATATTGATCTTGTAATGTCTTAGTTATAGTTAAAGCAAATGTACCTGAAGGCGATTCATCAATACATTCCTGCTCATTTAAAAAGGTACCGGTCTGATCTATTTTAAAAGCAGCATAAGAACTAACTAACTCTTTAAAGCTTTCCGATGATTCATTAGATACATTAGCTAAAGTTTTAGAAATAAAACTCTTACCTGACCCAGTAGGAGCAGAACATATAACAAATTTATGACCGCTATCAAATGCTTCTTCAATACTCTTTATTAGCTTTACTTGCTGTTTGCTCGGAGTATATCCCTCAGGAAATTTAGATAGAAAGCGACCTAACATATATAGATTATATACTATATAGCAGATAAAACAAGTGTCTGATCAAATAATTTATCGCAGTTACTTTTATCCAGAAGCTTAGTACGATAATATAATTCACTTTCTGGTAATGTAAAATGTTCTAAGCTATATGAAAAACGTGTATGATCGTCCTTAAATTCTGTATTATAAGGATATGGTATTTCATATACCTTAAGCTCTTCTTTCTCATTTTTTAATGTAAAAACATAATGAAACTCTTTAAATTTAAATAAAATTAGCTTTCCTTTTTTTAAAGTTTTGCCTCCATCTATAAAGAAAATAACATCTCTTAATAGATAATTCTGAAGACTTGTTTCTATTTTTTCTACTATATTCATCTTCCCATAAACGCGTTTTTCTCTTCCAATGTCATTGGATAGATAAACTCGTTAAAATATTCCCAAAACTCATCTCGTGGAATGGTTTTAATTAAGTTACAATTATCCATGCTAACCATTCTCCAATTTTGCATAATAATATCCCAAACTAATAAAAGATTTTTAGATTCAGGATTATAATCTGGTGCCTGTGTAGGTGGTTTAAAATTTAAAGTAGTACGTCCATTAATACTATTAAGTAGTGCAGTATCTAAAGTACAGAGCATAGTACGTAGTTCTGGACTTGTTCGTTTAGCAAATTTAATCTCGCAAACGTTAGACAGTAATGTTTCTCTTAAAGATGATAGACTAACTTGAGGCATTTTTATTCTTCTTACGTGTTATTTTTTTATCACCTTTTTTAACACATATACCGAATAACCTTTGTTCATTTAAGAACATACCGTCTTTAACTTTGCCATAGCCGTCTATCTCCATATTTGCTACGCTGGCTCCTTTGTCATTAGGAAACATTACTATGTCTCCTACTTTGGTATACGCGCATTGAGGACCTGCTAGGATTACTTTTGCTTTTCTCCAAGCTTTAGTTAAGCTATTGGTAGGTACAAAAATACCACCTCTTTCAATTACATCTCCTGCTCCTTCGTCTCCTGTATCTACGAATTCAACAAGAATAATATCATCATATACAAATGAAAGTTTGTAATCATCTCCTATATCAAACTCTCGCTTATCATGCCCTGCGAGATCAATAAGGCTTCTTTTTGGTGCTAGATGGTCAATTGATGCTTGTGTCATATAAACTACTTATTAACGGTAGTTTCCAAATCAACATACATTTTATATTCTCGCTTAGAAGAAAATTCTGGAATTATAGGCTCATCTTCCTTCTTCTTTTTCTCTTTTTTTATCTTCTTTATATAAGAGAGACGCTTATATTTTAACCGAGGTAATATATTATATATGTATTCATATTGAGATATTTTATCATTAAACAAACTCCAATACTTATTACTAGTCTCGTTTATATAATTAGCTATTTCAGGAGAATACATACTACCCCACCTATTAACCATATACAGATTAAACTGCGACTCATCATCGCAGTTCATATCAATTTTTTTCTTACTAAAGAGTAAACTATTTATATATTGAAATATATTCACAGATTAATTTTTGTAGTAGCTATAAACATATCATCTACCATACCATAGAAGAGATCTATAACTTCTTGCATAAATTTACTAGCTTCATCGTCACTAAGTTTAGTACTATAAGCAAATGAAGGAGCTTTACGACCAGCATTAATATTAATACCTGTATGACCAATAGCTACATTATCTTTAGAGTACGTAATACTTACACTACATTTACCTACCTTTTGTAACTTATTATCACTACCGGTAAACTCATCATGAACCATTAGGTCGTCGCCATCTACTTCAATAGGTTTCTTAATGTACTTAGAAGATAAGATATTAGCAATCTGAGTATTTAAAAGTCGTTGAAATGCTACTGCACCAAACTTATCTAAGTTAGGTATTTCCCAACAAAAGTTTATAGCATCTTCACTATAGATATAATCACCTTGAAGTACGTCTTCTTGATCAATCATACCGCTTACGTTAACGTCCATAGGACATCTAAATGAAATAATATTACCAATAGGTAAAGTATTATTTCTAAAAAAGTCATAAGCAAAACGCTTATGAATTAACGGACCGTCATAAACTTTAATATCTTCAATAATCATAATATAATTATAGCTCCTCTATAGTACCAATGCCAGCATCTCTTTCAAGATTAATTGCATTAGCGGTGTTAGCTTCTGTACCTGGTTCAAGATCATTAATAACATATCTACGACCGCTACCTAATCCCATCACAAGTTGGTCCCAAAATAGACCTATTTCTTTTAATTGTTTTTCAGTTTCAGATCGCATTGATTCCTTACGACCTGTTGTTAGGATAATATTATATCCTTTACTTTCCCAGTCCCATAATTTATCTAGAGTACCAGGTAAAGCCTCTGCTTCATGTGTAGGCTTTGGAATTTTAAAAAGCCTTTGCTTCCCATCGTGATTAGGGTGTTTAATCAAAGTACCATCAATATCGCAAAAGATAGTCTTAGGAGCTGTTTCTGTTATTTTTACTTGTTTCATTTTCTATATTATACTATAGTTCCTTGAAATTTCCAATTTATATACTAAAATATATATATGATTTATTGTTTTGATATAGACGGTACTATTTGTACTTTAACGGATGGAAACTATGAAGAAGCCCAGCCTATTACATATAGAATAGATCATATAAATAGATTGTTTAACGAAGAAGACAATAAAATAATATTACATACGGCAAGAGGTATGGGTAGATATAATAATGATACTAAAAAAGCAGAGTTAGACTTAAGATTAATAACCGAAAAACAGCTAGCCAGTTGGGGTGTAAAATATCATGAGCTTTTTATGGGTAAGCCAGCTGCTGATATGTATATAGATGATAAAGGATTTACAGATGAAGAATTTTTCGGACATTAAGTTTGTACCTAAGGGCTGGGGCTACGAAAAATGGATAGTCAATAAAGAAGAATATTGTGGTAAGATTTTATTCTTTACTCGAGGTAAAAAATGTTCTTGGCATTATCATAATATAAAGGATGAAGTTTTTTATATTAGAACGGGTAAATTAGAAGTTACTTTTAGCGAGTATAATAATATTGATACAGCTCAAAAAGTTATACTTGAACCGGGTGATAATTTTTATGTAAAGCCTGGATTAAGACACCAAATGAAAGCATTAGAAGATACTGAAATGCTTGAATTTTCGACTCAACATTTTGAATCAGATAGTATAAGAATTATAAAAGGTGATTAAGGTTTTTACAAATGGTTGTTTTGATATCTTACATATAGGGCATGTAAGATGTTTAGAGTATGCTAAAAAGCAGGGTGACTACTTAATTGTAGGTCTTAATAGTGATACTAGTGTTAAAAAATTAAAAGGAAAAGACAGGCCTTTCAATACTCAAAGCTTAAGAAAAGAAATGCTAGAAGCTCTACGATGCGTAGATGAGGTTATTATATTTGAAGAGGATACTCCATATAATTTAATTTTTAAAATTAAACCAGATATTATCGTTAAAGGTGGAGACTATACTCACGATGAAGTAGTAGGCAACGGTATAGCAGAAGTTAAAATTTTTAATTTTGTTGATGGTCATTCAACTACAAATATTTTAAAAAATAATGAATAATATTTTACTAGTAGGAGATTGCTGTACTGATGTTTATATAGAGGGCTCTGTAGATAGAATAAGTCCCGAGGCTCCAGTACCTGTAATTAAGAAATTATCCGAAGATATGAATCCTGGAATGAGTTTAAACGTTTTAGGAAATTTAAAAGCATTGTTTATGTTTACTTTAGGTTTAGATAAGGTAAATGTTGATCTTTTAACTCATGAAGAAGAGATAATTAAAACTAGAATTTTAGATGTAAAAAGCAAACAGCATTTAATAAGAATAGATCAAGACCCCAAAATAAAATCTACTCTTAATAGAAATATATCTAATAATTATACCCATTTAATTATAAGTGATTATAATAAGGGATTTTTGCGTCCCGAAGATTGCACTTTTTTATGTGAAAAATTTAAAGGTAAACCTATATTTGTTGATAGTAAGAAAAAAGATTTATCCTGCTTTAAAAATTGCATTATAAAAATTAATGATCTTGAAGAGGAAAGTGCTTATAATATTGACAGTTCAAATACAGTTATAACAACATTAGGAGCTAAAGGAGCTAGATTTAATAATAAAATTTATAAATCTAAAGCAGTAGATGTATTTGATGTTTGTGGAGCCGGAGATGTATTTTTAGCTAGCTTATTTTATTATATGTTAGATAATAGTATTGAGGATAGTATAAAATTTGCTAATATCTGCGCAGGTATATCAGTTACTAAACCAGGAGTATATACTTTATCTGAAAAAGATATTATGAAAGCAATAAAGATTTCCAATAATTAATATCTAATTCTTTTATATTCTTAAAATCTTTAATAAATTTTTCGTGCATCTTTTTTAAGTTATCTGATAATTTATCTCTTAAATTTGGTATTGTTACTTCATCCCAATTTTTAACAAAGTATATAGGTAGATGATTAAATTGATTTAAAGCTTTATGATATTTTACTATAGGTATCGATCGTAAATATAAACACTCCCATATTCTATGACAATCAACTCCATTTCCGGGAGGAGAAATAGTAAATGCACTTTTAGATATATTCCGCCAATAATCTATATTAGGAGTATTAGGGCTCATTTTTATATTATTCATTGAAGTAAAATGGTCACATTCTTTTCTTTCAACTACATTTGTACCGATACTAAAATTTTTAAAAACTAAATTATTTTTATAATTTTTTTCATCTCTTATTTTAGCAATAGTATCGAAATCTCCATGCCCCCATTGACTGTTAGCTATGCCTATAGGTATGGAAAATAATTTACGATGATCAATAAGTCTATTTTGGCAGTACCATTTTTTTATTTTACTTGAATTAAGATAAGGTAAAAATTTACTATCTATACCAGCATCTGAATTATGTGTTATAATTGTAACGCCCTCATTTAAATGATTAAAAAATTTATTAAAAAATTCTTCTGCAAAATGAGTATATATAAAAATACAATTATATTTTTTAATTTCTAAAGGATCAGTATCGCTTATCTTTAAAAGATTTTGAGGTATAGAATTATTCTGTTCTATAATTATATTATCAGTTAACTCTCCATGAAAGCTAACTTCCGATAATAACTGAAATTGTTCACCGCATATCATTTGAGTTTATCTACCCAATATGATAATAAATCTCCCATTGTTTGTTCTAGAGATATTTCAGGCTTCCATCCTGTCATATTAGTTAGTTCACTTGAATCTCCTATCTGAACCTGTATATCAATAGGTCGATAGTAAGGTTCATAAATTTTTTGTTCTACTCCTTTTAAACCAGATTTTTCAATTAGTAGATCTGTGTAGTGCTGCATTTTATGAACATCGCTTCCGCAAACATTAAATGCCATTCCTTTAGTTTCAGGATTTAACATTAATTTATAATAAGCGTTTACACAGTCTCTTACATCTATAACTACTCTTTCAGTTTGTAGATTTCCTATTTTTAAAACTAATTCTTGTCTTCCTAAAACCATATTAGCAATCTGATATGCATCTGAGCTAATACTAAAAATCTTACCTCTACGAGGACCAGTATGACTAAATGCTCTAGTTACGAAACCATCTAAATAACCATTAGCACTGCGCTCTCTTACATACATATCCATTGCAGCTTTAGAAGTACCATAGGGGTTACTAGGTATTAATGGTGTATCTACTTTTAATAATCCTACATCTTTACAAGTGTCTCCGTATACTTCACTAGTAGAGCAGAACATAAATCTTGTCTTACTGCCTTCGAGAGCTGTTATTAAGTTTACTGTACCGTTGACATTTTCTTCCCAAGTTAAAACTGGATCTTTAAAACTCGTTGGTGGGTGTGATTGAGCTGCTAAATGAAATACCCCATCAAATTCATAATTATCAAATAATTTTTTTACTCCATAATAATGTTTAAGATCGATGTGATGAAACTTTATTTTTTCTAAATTCTCTACGCTAATTATATCTACTAAATCAAGCTCTCTACCATTGGGTGTTCGTACTATGCCATGAACTTCATGGCCCTCCTCAAGAAGTAGGTTAGCTAGATGGGGACCTGCAAACCCAGTTATACCAGTAATTAAATATTTGCTCATAACTTATTTTATACTATATAAGTTAATAATCAAGAGCCTTATACATTCGGCCTGTATCTAAAGCTATATGGTTTGTATTAAGATAAAAATATGAATTATAATTATTAGGTGGTAAATTTTTTTGTAAACCTATTGTATAAATATTAAGCTTTTTATTTTCTAAAAACTGATTTTTTATACAGCTAGCTAAATTTGATTGACCAGAATCTACCGTAATAAAATTTTTACATGAATATATTGCATCACAATAATCGAATAAATTATTAATTGAATATTTTTCTTCAGATATTATAACTTCATTACATGATATATTAGGTTTCTGTACAGTCTTTACTTTACCAAAATTATTATTCAATGACAATATCTTATTATATAATCTAGTTAAATTTTGTTCAGTAAAGATATGGCTAAAATATTTAAAATAGTATAAACCAGATAAATCCATAAGTGTTATATCTTTTAATTCTTTAATAAATTTAGGTTCATAATTAATAAATGGATATGAGTATGGTGCTTCTTTAAACCCATACCCTAGCTGTATACTTCTAATATGATTCCATTCTTTACTCTGCGTTACAGTATAGTTATCTACCCAACTTGTATTAACTTCATCAATTGTTGGTATGTCTTTAAAAAGTAAATCCTTAATATCTTTATTTCTAAAATTATTTTGTTTGCTTAAAAAACATTCATAACCGTATTTCTCGCAAAGCTTTGGTATAGTGGTATGAGCTAGATTATCCCCTAATCCTCCCCACTCTTGATATATAACTATTTTCTTCATTTACTAAAAACTTTTAAATTTTTCTTATGTATATGTAAATTAAAAACTTGATAGATTCTGTCTTTAAATTTTATATGATATGTATCGCTAGACTTTTTATATAATAGAGTAGGCTTTTCCTCCTCCTTAGATAAGATACTCCCTACTAATTGTTTTTCATCTATAAAACCTCTACTATGACCTGCAGGTGTACCGGCTACATATTGACCCCAAGATGAGGGGTCGAAAATACAATTATCAATACTGCCTAAACTTGGATGGACGGGAAGCGGAACAATTAATCCATCTGCACAGTATCCTAATAATCTCATCTCATGAGCTTCATCTCCCGTTAAATCTTTAACTTTATTTTCTCCTTTAGATATTAATTCTAAAATCTTTGCGCATAGCTCATTAAATTTTTCCTTGTTGTTTATATAAGAAAATCCAAATGCATATTCGGTAGATTTATGTGGTGTTATATAATTTTCTTTTTTAAAATTATTTTTTATATTTTCAAAATTACCAAAAATCATTACATCGTTATCAAAATGTATTATTCCTTCATAATTATATTTCCGCATAAAGTTGTTAATAGCAAATACTCTTAATAAAGAAGTATGCCATAATGGATCGCTAGCGTCTTTAAGATAAGAAAAATCTGGCAAGTCTAAATCTGATCTATGTATAAAAGTATAATCCTCTTCTATAAAACTTGGCTTATAATCTCCACAGATATATACATCATTTTTTGGATCATGCTTATGAATTTGCTTTACGCAATAATTTACATAATCTGGAAACTTAGTATCAAAATGAGCTAAAAAATATTTCATAATACAAACTTTATAGAACTGGGTTCATCAATATACAAATCCACATCTTCTCTTTCAGGTTTCAAAGCCCAGCATTGCTTGGATGTAGTACTAAAAGGAAAAAATACTTTATTATGATATCCAAGAAATGCGCCCCACCATGCAAAGGATGATTGAGATATTGCAATATTTTCGCTATATAGTAAAGTTAAAAAGTCATCTATTGCTCTGCGATCCCCATGATGTAAAAACGGTGATTCAACACCATCAGTATTAAGAGTACAACCTTCACTTAATAAACGCTGAATAGTTTCTCCTTTAGGATTATCAGTTACAATAGCTATATCTGTATAGCCTGTACTTTCGATAAACTTTTTATAAAAATCATAACCTAAAAATATATCCAAAACCTTATAATCAGTTTCTCTTATATGTAAGATAAGTTTTTCAGAGTTTTTCATCTCTAAATTCTTTATACCAAAAACTTTTCTTAATTCTTCCTTATGATCTTTATAATAATCTATCTTTTGTAAATGACCATCTAGCACTACATCACCATCAAAGTTATCAAGTTTAGTAAAATCAAAATATTGATTACCTACACTTCTGCTAACAAATACATTTGGATCTATATATGTATATCTCTCAGATTTAATTCCAAAATTTGGTAGATCGTCATTGCATAGTAAAGGACAGTTATATTTTTTAGATAATAAGTACCCGAAAGCATATTGAAACATTCGGTTACCCAATCTGTTATATGGGTCATATTTTACTATTACTCTCATTATCCCCAGTAACAAGCATCTTCTACTTTACTAACACCTTTGGGAGTCTCATCAGGTGTCGGGGGTACCCAATATTCGTTAATAAGATTATCAAAATCTTTATTTGCTTTCCATCTATTACCTAAGACACCAAATAAGCATTGAGTCGACCCTCCCATATGAATACCTGCTTTACCTTGTCTTTTACTTTCAGCTGCAAATAGTAGCCCAGTATAACCTGTACCAAATATACCAACGTCAAAATCTTCTGTTTGTATAATTTCTATATATTTATCGTAAATTTCTTTATAGTTATTATATGAAGTATCTTCTGTAATAGTGATAGATGTAGGGTATGTTATAGCTTTCAATTTAAAGTTAGCTTTAATTTTACCGTTCCAAATTTTATCAAGATTTTTATAATTTTTTTCTATACTCTTAGCAAAAGGCGAAAAGACTAAAACTTTTTTATCTTCTAAATAATTACTCCATGGATCATCATGAAAGTAAGGCTCAAGATGCTGTAGAGGTGTTGAATATGCTCCGGATTCATCTATCATTTTTGCCTCTAAAGCAGGTATGATACGACTCCACTTTGCAAGTAAGTCACTATCATTAACTGCTTTTCCAAATACATCACTAAACCACTTAAGAGTATCTTGATTAGTAGGCACTAGACCAGATACATTTTCAGCTTCTAATTTTAAATCAATAGGTATATCTAAACGATTAAGATTAGCAAAAAATAATTTTAATTCCGTGCCTCCAATTTTACCAGCACAAAATGGTTTATTATTTTTAAGATAATGGGATATAAAGTTATTACCGTCAACATGCGTACTCATAATATTACTTACTGCAATAAAATTTAATTACAAGCTTTGTAAAACGTACTCTCTAAAGTTTTGTTTTTTAAATTTATTATATGCCTCGAGACATTTTTCTTTCATTTTTTTATGATTTAACGGCTCTAATAAAACATTTAATTTCATAGTTGTGAGATTAGCAATATCTTTCTCAGGTATTTTTACTATTGTATTGTCCCAATCCCATTCAGGTAAGGCCCAGTCGTCGCTTATTAATACTGGAATAGTACCTGCAGATAAACTTTCCCAAAATCTTACAGATGAAGGTGATGAGCCTCTCGGACATAAGGTAAAAATTGATCTTTCCATAATATTCTTATACTGCAGTTCTAGTTCTTCTTTATCTTGATCTCTACTATCAATATGGTAGCTATCTCTATATATAAAATTAGGACCGGTAAATGATTTTTTTACAGTTTCACGAAGAGGGTGTGTAGTAGATGCGCCTACAAATGATACTAAAATATCTTTCTTTTTATCATTACTAAATTCTTTATTAAAAGCAAATGAAATAGGTATAAGATCTACACCATCTATTTTATCTTGTTTACTATGAAGCGTACAAAATACTTTAGTTATATTAAGATGTTTAAAATATAGTTCTAGTTGTTTAAAACTATCATGCTGACATATAGTAAAATTATTTTCCGTTTTTACTTTATACTTACTAATTTCTCTTAAAAAATAATCTCTACCTTTATTACCTGGAAAGTTAAACCAATGACTATTTAAAATTTGAGTCCATGGTACTGCTATATAGTTATCTATATCAGAAAGTACTTTATAACATTCATACTCTGTAGGAAAACTTTCATATTGAAATATATCTTCGAAAAAACTTATCATTTGTTATATTCTGATCTAATCATTTCTATAATTTTTTTCTTTTGACCTACACCTTCTACATAATTAGCATGATGTATTCTCATATCCCGAGGAGGTTTTATTTTAGTTACCCCGTCCCATATATGCGTACCGTTAACATTATCAAAAAAGTTTCCAATAGTATAATATTCTTCTTTATCTAATAGTTTATAGTTTATAATATTTTTAAACCTATTTAAAGCAACTTGGTCGTTTACCATATTACGATAATTTTCTCTTATTTTAAGAAATAAATTTTTTACTCTTTCGTTTCCCCTGGCAATAAAAAACCCAGCACATAAAGATTCACAATCATTTTGACAAGCAATATCAAATCCTTTTATTTCTATTAATAGGTCATCTATAAACTCCTTGTAAAAAACAATATCAGTATCTGCAAAAATAAAATAGTCGTTCCAGTTTTCTTCTATAGCTTTTAAGATAACTTGTAGCTTAAAGTCCATACTATCTAACCAACCTTGCTCCATAAAGGTACCATCTTTAGTTGTTTGACGATGCTTTGCAGCTCTTATTTTAACTTCATCTTTAGTATATATTTTACGTAAAGAATCTTTAAAATAATTTTTATATAAATCTTCGTGCGAATTGCTATAATGTGTATATATTATCATTTAATTTTATATAGGTCTTTAAGAATTTTAATTTCTTTTTGCATTACCGGTAATAATTTTTCTTTAAACAGGTTTTCATTATCCCATATACCTACCCTGGTAGCTTCTAAAGCTTCTGAAGTTTTGTCTTTCGTACCGCCCTCAGAAAAGTGTAGATGTTTTATCATGATATTATGAAAATAAATTTTTCGATTTAAACTACCAAAAAGTCTATCTAAGAATGTATCTTGAAATATGGCTGGTTCTTCTGTCTGCACATATCTACCTACTGCATTAATATAAGCACGGTGCACAAATGAGTTTACAGCCATAGGAGCTACATTCGCATATTTATTACCAGGTCCTCTCATGCCATCATTACAGTGTATAAGCCATATTGGATCTTTTTTGGATTCAAAAGTATCAATAATTTCTTTATCCCAGTCATTAGTTTGAAAGATCATATCATCACCTACCATTGCAACTATATCGCCGTTACATACTTGAGCCATAATATTCCAAAGTCCGGAAAGTCCTTCATTTTTGAAGAAGCCTTTCTTAAATGTTGTAAATTTGATAAAAGAAAGATTTTTAGCTATTCTTTTATATTCGTTAAATTTAGGATCATCTTCATCTACACCTAAAACTATCTCTATATTTTTAATATTGTTAGCTGTACAAAAAATACTACTAGTAAAAGTTAAAAATTTATTAAGTCTTTCTCGACTGGGACATAATAGAGATATTTTCATTTCTTAAACTTCCTTAATATTTCAACAACATCTTTAACTGAAGTATCTGGTACGCAGTCATTCCAAGCAGGCATTACCCCGTGTTTTGATTTAAAGATATACGCACTATCAATTATACTCTGTTGCCAATCATCTCCTCTTCTGATAGCTGAGTTATCTTCACTACAGGCTTGCTCTTGTACAAAGTCTAAACTATTAGCTATATCTGCCCACCACCAATAAGGTGTACTATAACCGTCCTTAGCTAATCTATATGAATGCTCTACATGTTCAAAATTATTTTTATCAAACTGTTCGTCAAAAATTCCAGTATCCTCTAAAGATTTTCGAGTATAGTAGCAAACTGCTCCCACGCAGTGTTGGTTTAGTGCTATTTTTATTTTACCATAATCAATAATTTTTCTTGGTTGAGGTTTACCTCCACTTATACCACCTTTATTTGCAGGTCCGTGATAACCAAACATAAAATGCTGTATACCTGTAGTTTTACTCGCTTCTATATATTCTTTAAATATATTCCCGGTAAACTTCATATCATCTTCTACTAGAAAGATATGATCGCAGCTATTATCTAGCAAATATTTTAGTGCTATATTTTTTGATTTACAAACACCTAAATTTTTAGGGTTATTTATAATGTTAAAACTATTATTTTTAACGGGCATTTCACCGTCATTAACTATAACAAACTCATCATACCAATCTTTGTTTATACTATCGATACAAGTTTGTAAAAAATCTGTTCGATTACATGTTATTATTCCTATACCAATCTTTGACATTATATATAATTTAGTATAAATAATTTATATGGCAAGTTCAGAAGTAAGTATAGATCAATTACCCGTAGTATCACAAATAGTTAACGGAGATTTTATTATTGTTCAATCTCCTAATGCGACAAGTAAGTTAGATTTTAAAAACTTTGTTATTGGTACGGATAATACAACATTTAAAAGTGCTATTACTAATGTAGCGACTATATCTGGTGTATTGTTTCCTGAAACTGTACCAACGCAAACTGCCGGTGCTGCAACAAATGGTTTACCTATAACTATTAATGGTGTAGATTATCATATTATGCTTAAAGCATTATAATATTAATTAAATCTATCTTTATTAATTTTACTATCATATACCCCGCGAAGTTTTTCATCATCGATATCCTCGCCTAGAGTATCTTTAATCATTTGTCTTTGAGCAGCTAACTCCTTTTCTTCAACTTGAGCTTGCTTCTGTAGTTTAAGAAGTTTTTCCATAGCCAATCTACCTTCTTGAGACTCGGGGTCTAACCCACCAAGAGGTTGCCCGTCATGCGGATTAATAAGCTCATTTAAACTTTCTTCTGTACCTCCAATAAGATCACCGTCATCATCAAGGTATTGTTTAATCATAGCTATACGTGTTTGTCTATCACCAAATACTTCAATCCAACCGGGTGCATCATCTTTAGGAAAGAATGGATTTCTTCCATTATTTTCAATATGTTGAGCGCCTATCATCTTAAAAATATTATCTATTTCTTTTATATAGATAGGATCAACTTCTCTCATATTATCATTAACTAACTCTACTGGTGCAGCTTTTGTTATTGGTATAAAGAAAATAATATCTAGATTTTTCATACTTTCACAAACTAAAGGTATACATTTATCAATAAATTCTTTATCAATATTACCTACACCTTTTTCATAACACCATAAAGAATAAACGAGATTATCGATCGGACATCGATCCATTACACGGTGAGAGTCTTTTTTCCATGTAAGTAATTCGTCAATCATATGATTAAGAATTTTCCATTGCGAGTCTTTAGTAGCTAACTTACTATGAGGAAGGTCTTCTTTTTCAATAATCTCTCTATAAGTTTCACTCTCAGGTTTATAATTTTTCCATTGAGCTAAAAAATCCTTTATAAGAGTAGTTTTACCTTGGCATCCTGACCCACTAATTGCAATTCTCATATACATATAATTTAATATATCTATTTGATATTTCAACTCTATACGTTATAATATATATATGATTTATTTTAACGAAGGTACCCATACATATGTTAATACTGAAAACGGTAGAGAATTAATTTCAGTTACTACCCTTCTTGGAAAATATAAACCTAAATTTGATAAAAAAGAAAATGCTACTCGAGTAGCAAAGAGAGAAGGTTTAGATGTCGACTTTGTACTAGATCTATGGGAAAAAGAAAAAAATAAAGCTTGTGACTATGGTACTGCTATTCATAAAGTTATGGAAGATTTTCTTGTCGAAGGTAAAAAAGAGGATGAGCATTATTACCTATATAAATCATATGAGCAGGAAGCCAATAGTATTTTTAGTGGTTATAAAACGTTTAAGGCTGAGGAAAGAATGTATAACGTTGAGGACAATATAGCTGGTACTGCTGACTTAGTCTATGAAAAAGAGAAAAGTTTTATGCTTGGAGACTTTAAAACTAATAAGCGTTTTAATTTTCATAGTAGTTTTAATGAGTATATGATAGGTCCATTATCTCATTTAACTGTTTGTGAGTTTAATACATATGCATTGCAGTTATCTTTATACGCATATCTATATGAAAAAATGACTAATAAAAAATGTGACGGGTTAGTTATATTTTACAAACAAAAACGATTCAGTGATGATGGTGAAGAAACTCCTTATTGGAAACCAATTCATGTAAATTATATGAAGAATGAAATTATTGAAGTAATTGCAGATTATAAAAATCCGACACCTTCATTTAATTATTGAGTTAATTGTTGATTACAGTAAGACCAATCAACTATCTTTAAAAAGTTCTTAAGATATTTTTCTCTATCTGGACCATATTGAATATAATAAGAATGCTCCCAAACATCAACACCAAGAAGTATTTTTACATCCTTATCAAACATTAATGGATTGTCTTGATTATGTGTAGGAATAAATTTAAGTTTATTTCCTTTCTGAACTAACCATAACCAACCAGAGCCAAAAACTCCCTTAGCCTGCTCAACAAAATCTTTTTTAAAGCTATCAAAACTACCGAATTGCTTCTCTATTTTCTCTTTTATTTCACCTTCAAATTTACTCCCGCCTGGCTTCATCATGAACCAGAATATTTGGTGATTATACGCTCCACCTGCATTATTACGAATTGCATCTTTTTTATTTGCAGCTGATTTTACTACATCTACTAAGTCTTTTTCCGTATTAGATAGTGCATCATTAAGTTTTTTAATATAACCTTTATAATGCTTATTATAATGAAAATTCATTATTTTTTCATCTATAACAGGCTCTAAAGCATCCAATGCATAGGGTAACTTAACAGGTTTATATCCACCAACTTTTTCTAAAATTAAATCTGCTATTTGATCATACTTCATTTCTTTTTACCGCCTTTCATATTAGCGCACCAATGATACATCTTGCCTTTTTCGCCTCCATATTTTTTAGCTTTACGTCTTAGCTCACTTACAGACCCTTTACAGCTTGCTCCTGCTCTTTTTACTCTACCGGGTCTGCTCTTACCTTTAACTTTTTTATCCTTAAAGTTCTCTAAAAAATATGTACTAAATGTTATCATTTCTTTTTCTTCATTCTCTGGGTTTTTCGCTTACTAGCCTCTTTACGACCACTAATATATTTATACGCTGCATTAAGTCTCTTTTTCTTAACCGGGTCTTTTACTCTACCTTTTGCCGCTCTTACTCTTTGATGAATTAAATTTATAATTTGTGACTGCCTAGCATGAGATTTAGACTTAAAAGAAGTTTTACTTAAAGTATCTCTTATATCTGAAACTGTACTAAACTTTACACTAACAGTATCTTTAGGATTTTCATCTGTGTATAATCTCCTACCCGACCCTTTAGGTTTTTTTCCCGTACCTTTTTTTGGATCAGCTTCCTGTAGAATCTGGTAAAATGTCTGAAAGTTCATCATTATTTTTAAGTTTTTCTCGTTTATTTAAAAATAGTCTAAGATCGCTCTTAGCCTTTATATTTAAATTATACTTCTTTAATTTATTTAATGGTACAAATATAAAGCCGATATGCTCCTTACTAATAGTAACACGATTAATAGCTAAAAATCCTGTATAAATCTTTCTTGTAGGCGTATTTATTAATGATTTTAACCTCGTAACATCGAGTCCCGTTTCTTCTTTGAACTCTCTTTTAGCACCAACTATAGTAGGTTCACCAATTTTTATATGACCACCAGGCAGTTCATACGTTTTATCTTTATTTTTTAATAATAGTACCCTTCCTCTGTAAAAAGCAATAATCTTCGCTGATGTATTAGAGTCTGATTTAGGTCTTTGATTATTAGCCATTCCAGTAGAGGTCATATAAATATTTATATAGAGAAATTTAGAAGTAAAATGTTATGTCAGGACTTATTACAATGTTATTATCGACGCTTGGTGCAACTGGTATGGGCTCAATGCTTAAAATACTGGGGGGTATTTTCCAAGGAATTACAGCAGCTAAAGAAACAGCAGCCAAGAGAGAGCTTGTTAGAGACATGGCTATGCATAAAGCAGATGTTGACTTTCAAAAAGCAGTTTTTGGTGATGCAAATGCAGACCATGGTATGTTTACCCGTCATACTCGTAGGCTTATTGCTCTTATCGGGATGTCAAACTTCGCGGCCATTTCAATTCTCTGCACCCTCTTCCCCGGAGTCGAATTGGTCACATTCACCCCTCCAGAATCAAAAGAAGCCTTCACCTTCCTTTGGGGACTTGTTAAATTCCCCTCGGGGAGTGATATCACAACGACTATCACAACGGGACACATTTCTCTTGTCTCGATCGCCACTTTGGGAGCTATCGTCGGATTCTACTTTACCCCGGGTGGGAAATAAAAAATGACTATAGATGCTTTTTTTATACTATTATCTTTAATGGTTATAGGTACAGCTGTACTCAGACATTATGATCAATAAAAAACCCCGCATAGCGGGGGTAATAATTTATCTTAGATAAGTTTTTAATTATTTCGTAGACTTTGGTTTACGTCCACGCGTGGCTGGCTTTTTTGGAGCCTGCAAATCGTCGAGCTTAGCATCGACCTTTGCCGCAAATTCTTTTGCTTCAGCTACTACAGCATTAACCTCTTTAAGATTTTTTCTAGTAACTAGTGCACCAACGATAAAACCTGCCACGAATATTGCTAATGTAATTAATGTTGTCATAGATTATTACTTATCAATTAAAATATACGTTGCAACAATAAATAATAATATGACAGCAGAGGATTTAAAAAAACTATCGAAAGAAGAACTGGAGGCTCTAGGTCGTACAAAAGGTGTAGAACTAGATAGAAGATTAACTAAATCTAAATTAGTTAAACAACTAACTTCTTTATTTACAAGTTCTAATTCATCGGAAGCAGCTATTAGAGCGCAGATTGCAGAAGAGCACCCTACCTGGAGTACCAGATTAATTACAATGGAATTCTTAAAAAGACAGAAAGAGGAGAATAAATAATATTATGCCAATAACACCATACTTTTTATCAATGGCCATATCTGGAGGACAAGCAAGTACCTTCCTTGATGGCGGTGCTGTCGATACATCAATTTATACAGGTCAGGAAGGTAATTTTACAGCTCCAGCATCTGCATTTTATACTGATCCGACTACTAATCAACAAACTGCTATTTATACGCTTTTAATTCCTGCTACAGGTAATAACGTATTAGATCAATATAATGGTTCTAAGGTAGAAAACTTTACTCCAGAATATAAAGGATATGGATTTGGTGAAGCAGTGCCTATTATTACTCAAACTGGTACAGCCGGCGGTACTACTTTACAATCAGTATCAGCACATATTCCACCTGAAGAATATCCAGGTCCGGAGTTTGCATCTCTAGTAGGTACAGTACCTGCTGATAATGGAGGTCTAATAGTTGGTTTTGATATCGCTGAAGGATTTTCAATAAATGATTCAATGACAGAAGCTCAATCAGCTAGCGTTACATTTGCAATTTATAATAACTTAACCAGAAGGTCAACATTCTTTACCTTCCACTCAGCTGGTAATTTTGGTGAGCCAGGTGAAAATATTCCTTATAGCCAACAAACAAATACAGGACTACTTACTGGACTGTATGGTTGGGGATATGATGCAGTACCTCAAGAATTAAGAGGTAACTTGCACAGACCAGGTTATGTATAAAATTTAAGACTACCAAACATTAAAAAAGCCGTTATTAATAACGGCTTTTTTTTATTTTTTAGACTTAGAATCGTCCTTTGTTTTCCAAAAATACTCATCAGTATCACCTAATCTATAGGTATAGCCACTCTCTACTTGATAATAGTCAGTACTAACTAAGAAATCAGGCATCTTAGGGTCTTTCGGTGTTAGAGAGTTATCATATACTCTCATTCTATTATTGGGATATAAAGCGTATTGACCGTTTTCTAGCTCTAAGCAGTTAAAAGATTTGTGCTCAGCTGGTACTTCAGAACAGCTATAATCAACTTCATCAGCAGATGCATGATAGTTATCTAAAGTAAAGAGATATGTACCTTTAACAATATCATGTGAACGAGTAAAAACTTCAAAATCCATACTACCTATAAAATGTTTATATACACAAGTTACACCATAATCCATACAATTCCAAAATTGTAAGTCATGTAAAGGGTAATCCTTATCAGGCATTTCTGGTGATGAAACAAATGCATTTATAGGAAGCTTATCATATAATGCGCCATATTCAGGCAGATAAGTTTCAAAGTAAAACGCTCTGCCAACTATACTTTTAGCAGTAACCCAGTGACCTTCAACAAACTCACCGTGACCGTCTTTACCGTCTCTAAGAAACTCTTTTCGTACCCAAACTTTATTATTTGGTAGATTAGTAATTAATTGTGACATTTAAGTATTTACCCCGTTAGGTGTTAAAAAACTACTCTTATGTATCATTTCGTTGTAATATTTTAGATCTGGGATTCTATTAAAATCATCATTTATATCTATAGGTAAATAATTACCATCAGAACAAAAATGAAACCCTATAGTACCGGAAGGATATGTAGGTACTAAAGTATAATAATATCTCACAGCATTAAAATGTTTACGTTTAAATAGGTACATATCCTTAATAAGATCCTTATTGTAGAACATACTTTCAGATTGCGATACTACAATACCCTTAGGTTTTAATGCAACTTTAAGATTTTTATAAAACTCTTCTTTAAATAAAGATTCTCCTACACTAAATGGATCAGTAGAATCTATAATAATTACATCATATAAATCTTTACATTTCTTAATATATTCTGCACCATCTTCATTTATAATAGTAACTTTACTATCATCTAATCCTTGTGATACGTACGGAAAATGCTTTTTTGATATATCTATTACAAAGTTATCTATTTCAACGAGATCAATAGTTTTAACATGTTTATGCTTAAGAATCTCACGTATAGCTCCTCCGTCGCCACCACCTATAACTAATACATTATCAGGGGTATTATGAATGTTTAAAGGTACATGCGCTATCATCTCATGATAGTTAGCTTCATCAAATTCAGTTAATTGAATTACTCCATCAAGCTTTAATAGTTTACCAAAACGTTTAGTATTATAAACTTCTATGCGTTGATATTTAGAGTTAAATAGTTCTATTAAATTTCCTTCTATATGGATAGAACTACCATTCTTTTTATCCCAACTATCATCTATCATTGACGTTCGCTTACGTTTGTTATACATACATCTGCTTCAAAAAATCTTTTGCTAAATTGTTTTACTTTACGTACATCATACCATTTGCATGAAAAAATATCAAGATATGCAGCATTAGTATTATTAGCAAAATGGCCTGATACTAAAGAAGTTTCAATTAGTTGAGTCATAGAAAATCCTGTAACTTTCGGATCATCACCAAAGTGAACTACTTGACACTCTCCATATCTTTTCATATCAATAACATTATCACAAAGCTCTTTTACATACTCTTTAATTTTATCTGCATCCCTAATTGTATCGGGATTACAATCATAAAGATCTAGTGACAAAGACATGCCCCATAATTCATCTTTATTAAATTCTTCTTCTGTCATACTTTTCCTCTTTTTACTGATTTGGATTTTGTTCTAGTGCTAAATAAATTTACTTTTAAATGATTTAATATCTTTTTATGATCTACTTTATCGTCGCAACTAAATACATCTACTGCAACATATTTATGCTCTGGCCATGTATGTATACTAATATGGCTTTCAGTAATTACTAAAACACCCGTTAAACCATAAGGGCTAAAGTTATGAAACTTTTCGCTTACAACAGTAGCATTAGCTAATTTAGCCGCTTCTTTAAATGTTTTTTTTACGTACGTATCATTTTCTAGCAGATCTTGATCGCAATCATATAATTCAATTAACTGGTGATTAGCTAGATACCTCATTTTATACTTTTAGTGCCATGTCCCAAATAACTAACTGCAATCTAGGACTAAATTTAAAATGATATCTTTTACACAAATCAGCTACCATAGCAGATTTTTCTGTATGTTCTTCTCTTGAACCACAACAAGGCATTAACCAAATTTTATCTCTATCAACATAACCCGGGTCAATATATTTTTGCGTTAGTTCTATTAGATCACTAGGTTCATTAATAACAAACTTAAAACAACTTTCTTTATGACTATTATGCCATTTTAATACTTCGGGCTTATATCTACGAGCTTCAGGATCTCCATTATTACTCATCTTAGGAGATAGAGTAAAAGTAGCATTCCAATCAGTAATCCATTCTTCTTTAGGCATAATACTTGAATTACTTTCAAAATCTATACGAGGCTTAAACTTAAACCATTCTTCAAAAGTAGGTAACCATTCTAATAGTCTACGTTGTTGCAGCATAGGTTCACCGCCAGTTATTTTTAATATAGCACCTTTCTTTAATTCTTCATCGAATCCATTATCTTCGAAGTACCAATTTAAATCTTCATAAGTAAATTTATTCTTTACTGACCATGATACGAATGAATCGCAACCATGCGGAGAATCTTCAGATGCAAAACCTTTACAGGTTAAATTACACATTGCTAATCTCATAAAAACAGAAGGTTGACCAATATGCAGACCTTCTCCTTCTAGAGTATAAAACACTTTATCATCACTTAAACTTAACGTATCTAATCCCATAATTTTATTATATAATAGTTCCTCTAGTAATCAAGATTACTTTATTTATTAATTTATGACTCATTTTTTTACTACGAAATACCCCTATATTATAGTATAAATATGTGTATATGGCAAAGAAATCTAGTGCCGTAAAAGGTACAAAAATAGTAAAAAGACAAGCCGTAAAGCAAATGCATAATACCAGATCTTCACGTGATTGGGATCTGGATTTTAAGATTAATCATCATTATAAACTCACCGGTCAACAACTTAAATTCCTTGAGGATGCAGAAGCTAATAATGACACACATATGTGTGTAGTAGACGGGCCCGCAGGTACAGCTAAAACGTATATCGCAGTGCTAGCTGCACTAAACTTATTAAAAACACAAGCTATTGAAGAAATAGTTTACATTAGATCTATAGTAGAAAGCGCTTCTAGACAGTTAGGTTCCTTACCTGGTGAAGTGGAAGCAAAATTTGCCCCGTGGTCTATGCCGTTAATTGATAAATTAGATGAATTATTACCACCCGGTGTATCAAATAATCTATTTGCTAAAGGTTATGTAAAATGTGTTCCTGTTAATTTTACAAGAGGATTAACTTTTAGGAACTCTTGTGTTATAATTGATGAGGCACAAAATCTTACATTAAGCGAACTAACTACTATAATGACTAGGTTCGGTCATAACTCAAAATATATTATAGTAGGTGATACTTTACAATCAGATATTAACGGTAAAAGCGGTTACGGTAAAATACTTAATGCTTTTAGCTCATTAGAATGTTCCGACGAGGGTATTAACGTGTATAAGTTTGATAAAACTGATATTGTTAGGAGTAAAATTCTAAGATTTATCGTCAGTAGGCTTGAGACTATCGAGTGATGATAGTTCACGTAAGGCATCTTCAAAACTTACATGAGTAGTATCTGATTTTTTAGGTTGATCCTGAACTTCCGGAGGAAGAGACTCTCGTAATTTTTGTGTCATTTTACCAAAGACATCGTTTTCAAGTTTTACGAGATTAGGGTCTCTTTCTCTAGGTATACCGTTCATTAATCACCCCATGATGTACCTGCAAATGGGTTACTCATTCCACCTTTAGTAACATTTTGTGATGTTGAAGGTGCAGGTACCGGTCCTTGTGGAGTAGGATTGCTTTGCTTTACTTCCACTGGTGGTTTTTCTTCAACTGACTCTTCTTTGCATAAGCATTCTCTTCGCTTATCCTCTTCTAAAGCCTTTTCATGTGCCTTATCTTTATTAAAGATTCTATGATCTACATAACTAGAATCTGTATTATTTAAAGTATTAAGTCGAGTATCATAGATAGCACTATTGCCTTCATGTTCCCAAACTTCTACCTTATCAATCTTAACTCTACCATTAGTAGATTCTTTAACATACTTACTAACAGCTTGATATACCCATTCAGCAGTCTTCTCAATACCAACACCATCCATAACTCTTAATTGAATTAGACCGGAAGCATCTAGTTGTTGAAAAGTTTCTAATTCAGGATCATCAGCTGCTGCACAAAACGTATGATCAAATTGATCTTCTAAAAGCTTTTTGATCTCTTTACAACCACCGAAATCAAAGACCCAATTTTTATCATCAAGCGTAGCGCCTTTATTTAAACCAAACCAAAGCTTAGTCTGTAAGCGATAACCATGAATAAATTTACAATGACTACCAGCTCTCCATTGACGAAACGCAGTAGACCCCATAGGAATAATTTTTGTTGATTTAAAATAACTCATACCAATATTATAATATATACTTAACTATATTCAACTATAAAAAAATAAAAAAAGTTAGTTGCCTTTTAAAAACTGTTTGTTAAAATATCTTTAGATAAGAAGAAAGAAAGAGGAGGCTTGTTTATAAATATTCTTCTATTTTTTCCAAATATTTACTTACTACTTTTTCTTCTTCATTCTGATCTTTAGGTACTCTCTCACCTGTTATTGGTTTACCCGTAGTTGGATCAATTAGAACACCTTGACCTTGCTTAACATCTTTTTTAACTCCTGGTGTAGTCGTCGTTGTAGTCGTTGTAGTAGTTTCAGTTTTTCCTGTACCGCCAGTAGCAGTTTTACCAGCACTTGGACCAGCTAAAGCTCTATTACGTTTTTGCATTTCTAAAACATCAGCAGGAGCTAAAGGTAAAGGCTGCCTTACATTAACTATAAAATTACCTTCTTCATCAGTTCTAACTATAGCATATTTTTTAAATAGTTTTTGATCAAACTCTGCTCTTAAGTCTCCTCCAAGTAATATTTTATTGCCGGGGTAATTAGCATTTTTTAGTGATTCATCCGCTTGTTTTCGATCTTTAACTAACGTTATATATTTTCTATTGGGGTCAGAAAAATATATTTCTTCAGCATCAGTAGCAAATCCCATTTCGCCTTTAGCAGGGTCAGGTCCTATTTTAACTGTATTATTTCGAGATAATGAATATGCCTTTTCAGTTGAATTCCACTCATATGGAGCATCAACATTTAACTGAGATATTACTTGATTTTCATCATCATAGGCAATTAATCTACCTTGAGAGGATTTAGATAATTCAAAATTTGAACCTATTTGACCACCTTTACCGCCGGTAAGTGCTCTTGGTTTTGGTTTTTGTACATATGTAATAAACTTTATACCCTTTGCTGTAAGATATTCACCAACTTTATCTTCTTGAGGCTTTAATGTATATTGTCTCTCTTCTCCATAATCCTTTCCGTTAACTAGTGAAAATTTAGTAGCAGTAGTTAGAATATCTTGTTCAACTTCAGGTTCATCTTCTGGTTCAGGTTCAGGCTTAGGATCCGGTTCAGGTGTTTTAAAAGTAATTTGTTTACCTGGGTATATAGCTTCCATACCTTTAACTAATTTTTCTGCACCGTCTCTTCCAGCTTTATCAGCTATATCAGTTGCAACGCTTTCTTCTATTAATTTTAAAATAGTTGATTCTTTTACCTCTTTAGTTTCTTGTTTTTTCTTTAAATCTTCTTGCTCCTTATCTGAAATTCTCCCAAATCCCTTCAATTCAAATGTAAAATCTAAAGGCTTACTGTCTTCTTTTTTAGCATATTCAGAATCTGGTCCATAAGCTTTTTGAATTGCTGTTAATACTGCACCGAAATTTTTTGATATATAATTTGTATATCTAACCAACTCTTCATCTTTAACACCTAGTACATCTGCAACTAACGGTGTTAATCTAGCTTTTGCGCTTACCGTATCACCAATTGGTTTAAACGTTTTATCACCAGTACTTTTCTTAGTATCTTCTTTGGTTTCTTCTTTAGCATCTTCTTTGGTTTTTTCTTTAGTATCTTCTTTAGTTTCTTCTTTAGTTTCTTTTTCTGATTCTTTAGCATCAGTTGCTTTATTCACCGCTTTGTCATCATCTGTAAGATCTAATTTTCTTTGTTTTTCATCTGCCTTTAATTCTGCTAATTTTCTATCTATTCTACCTTGTAATCTTGCAGGTCCTATAGGTTTACCTGATTTAGTTTTTATAGGTATACCTAATTCTTCAGCTTTCGCTCTTATTTTATCACCTTCAGCTTTTGTTACTTCAAAAAGAAGATTATCAACTTTATCAAGAAAACTTTCTTTTTTAGTCTCTACATCACCTTCTTTTTTTGTCTCTACATCACCTTCTTTTTTAGTTTCAACATCACCTTTTTCTACAGATTTTTCTACATCAACTGCTTCTGTATCATCTACTATTTCATCAGGCTCTTTACCTTGCATAGATTTTATAGATTCAATATAACCTTTACCTAACATTACTAAGTTGTGACCCGGTTGACCGAATAAAGTTATTTTTCCTGATTGCTGATCTCTAGCTTTTTTAATCATTCCGTCTAATAAATTATCTATACTCCATTCACCTGTACCTACAGTTTTAATCATATCAGCAGCTTTTTTAACTTTTCCTAACCCCGAGGCTACTCTACCCATTACACCGGTAACTTTTCTACCTGCTGAAGCAACAGCTTGTTTTGGTTTATCAAATCCTGTCTTCATACCTGCCATGGCAGCACTATCATCTTCTGATTTCGGAGCCATTACAGGTGCTTTATACTCATTGATTTTTTTTAAAAAACTACTCATATCAATTTTATTTATTGATTTTTTAGTCTAATACTATATAATAGAGGTATGAGTAAAAAAGTTTCAGATACTGGTTATGAGTGGTTAGGTGAAGATGATGAACTAACTGGTGAAAAAGATGTTATTGCTAAGGAAATTATGGGAGAAGAGTTTGCTAAAGGCTATTTTCCTCCTATAAGAGTTTATGATGATAATGTTAATGCCGATAAAAAATATATATCTTCTCTACCCGATCTTCAAAATGGTCCTTCTAGTTTAATTCAAGGTGCAGCTGTACCTATTCAGCAAGTTGGTATACATAATTTTAGATTACCTCTTAATTATAAAAAGAGAGATGGTAAAACTATTGAATTAGAAACTAGTGTAACTGGTAGTGTATCATTAGAAGCTCATAAGAAAGGTATTAATATGTCTCGTATTATGAGAAGCTTTTATGATCATAAAGATGAGATATTTAGTATTGATAAAATTAAAGATGTATTAGAAACTTATAAAGAAAATCTTAAAGTATTTGATTCTCGTATAATGCTTAAGATTTCATATCCTATCAAGCAAAAAAGTTTACGTAGTGGTTTAGAAGGCTATCAATATTATGATGTTGTATTCGAAGGTGATCTTACTAAAGATGGTGAGTTTAAGAAATATATTCATTTTGACTTTGTTTACTCTTCTGCTTGTCCTTGTAGTTTTGAGTTAAGTGAGCATGCTGAAAAGTATCGTAATCGCGCTACTGTACCTCATAGTCAAAGAAGTGTAGCTCGTGTTAGTGTTAAGTTTGACGATATGTTATGGATTGAAGATATTCAAGAACTATGCTTAGCTGCTTTGCAGACTGAAACTCAAGTTATGGTTAAGAGAGAAGATGAGCAAGCTTTTGCTGAAAAGAACGGTGCATTTCTTAAGTTTGTAGAAGATGCTGTAAGGTTACTATATGAAAAACTTAATAGTGAGTCTCGTATTAAAGACTTTAAAATTGTAGCTTCTCATAATGAAAGTCTTCATAGTCATAATGCTATATCTGTTATTGTTAAAGGTATAGAAGGAGGCTTTTCTGCTGGTGTAGCGAGAGATGTATTTGAATCTACTGGCTTACGATAGGAACTAGAATATAATCATTGTATGAATATATTTTGTACTAATGATGATCCTGATATAGCAGCAATTGAACTTTGCGATCAGCATGTAAGATCTAAAATGCAAATAGAAGGAGCTATAATGTTAGCTCATGCATTTGATCAAGAAGTATTAAATCATAAAGATTGCCCGCGTACTAAACTTGGTAAACCTCGTAAGAGTGGTAGAGGTTATTTTAATCACCAATGTAGTAAATGGACTAGAGAATCTAAAGATAACTTTAAATGGTTAGTAGATCATACATTAAGGATGTTTAAAGAAAGAGATTTTAGATGGCCCGATAGTAAACCTCATCATACTTTATCTTTTATTGAATGGTGCGGTAATAATATACATAATACTAATATTACTAAACAAAGTAGAACACCATTTGCAGTTGCTATAAGTGATAACTGTGAATGCAGAAAAAATCCTGAGTTTGATAAACTATCTACATTAGAAAAGTATAAGGAATATATTAGAAAAGATAAACCATTCGCTACTTGGACAGGTACAAAAAAACCATCTTGGTATTAATCAAGATTATTTTCTGCGTTAACGTCAATAAGACCTCCAAGCTTTTCAATAAAACCTTTACCTACTAAGATCTTATATTCGTTAGCTTCTCTATCTCCAATAGAGAACTTTGTTCCTGGATATTTTTTATCTCCGATTTCGATATCAAATTTTACTACAGGTCTTTTTTCTATATTTCCAGAACCTATATTAATATCAATATGTTCTACTAATTTTTTCTTAAGAGTTTTATTATTAACAGTATCGAAAGTTACATGGCCATCATCTTCAATAATATTAAGACCATGCAGCACATTATAAGCACCATTACCGCTATCTACTTTAGCTTCAATGGGCCCCAATTCCTCAAAAGTTATAGTTTCTATTAAACCTAGAGGTTTATTTTTTTCATAAAAAATTTTAAACGAAATCACATTATTATTTATGCTTCGCTACTGTTCTTTATGTCTTGAATTTGCTTTCTTATATCTTTACAAAGCTTAGATATTTCTAATAAAGATTTACGTGCTCTAGTAGCAGCAGATTTATTTCCTTTTTCAAGAAAACTACTTACATCCACATTAAAATGTTCAAAGTTTTCACTTAGATCTTTAATACTATATTCTATTTCTTCATTCATAAAATTATTTATATAACGTGTTTTAATTAACCACTATATACTTCGTTATGCTTAGGTTTATCCTTGTTATATATTCCATAATAATGTAAAATTTTAGGACGTTTAAAATCAGAACGAGGAAAATAATTCCATAACTCATCTAACACATGTATATGATTTCTTAAAGCTATATTATAAGTAAACTCTTCATTTTTATAATGCTTTGTATCTTTTATAATATTTAAAAAATCTTTACAAATATTAGTTAGATCATTTTTAATCCACTTCTTACAATCTAGTAATACTACACCTGCATTAAAATATTGCTCTTTAAATAAAAATGAATACTCCTTTACTTCATTTCTAATGTCAAACAACTCTATACATTCATTGATTGTATTAATATGATAGTGAGGAGACATACCAATAATTTTATCTTGCATATCTATTTCCCATAATTTAGATAAACAGGTAGTTATATATGTATCACTATCAAGAAAAATAACTCTATCTACATTTAATAATTCAGATATATAAATTCTTTGATGCATAAGAGGTATATCTTTATAAGGTGATATAATATTAGTAATATAATCAGGTACATTTAATTTATCTTCACTTATAATAAAAAAATTTAACCTATACTTTTTAGAACGAAAGAATTTTTTAATAGAAGATATAGATTCTAAAGTTAGGTCTATATATTTTTTATTATTATTAATTGTATAACATATATTAATATTATTCATAATATTTTTCTAACTCATTTATAAACTTATCATTGTTTATTTTATTAAAACCACTTCCTGCCCATATATAGCTGTCTGTTAAATGCTCTTTATTATGTAGCTGACCTATATCCTCTATATATTTTATATTACTATTAACTGTAAGATCTTTAAAATTATTAGAATAGATTTCTTCAATGGAGTTTTGATCTGAATCCCAATCAAGCATATCATTTTCAGCTAATTTTTTACATTGATTTATAAAGTGAATAGAGCGATTAGATTTTTTTACTCCTAAAAAGCTTAACTCCCAACACTTATTATTTGAATATCTCTTACAATCATTTATATTGCATGTAAGATCATATGATATAAGAATATCTTTCAAATCGTAAATATTTTTTCGTACAATAGTATCTGCATCAAGATATATTACGTAATTATAGCCATCTTCTAAAAGTTTAATAATATTTCTAAATCTTGTATTCGATGTATAGCACTGCTGCTCACTCATTAAAAAATAATTATTATTTACATTCTTAAATGTTTTACTACTTCTTTTAATCTTTAATGAGTCATTAATAGATTTACCATAGAGAAGTTCATCCTTACTTCTAAAATACTTTCTATTATTAGATAATATTTTATCATCAAATTCAATTATTGAATTTTTATTTCTTTCTTTAATAACGGCAGATATTATTTGTTTATCATTTTCATGAATATTTACTAAACGTATATGTAGGGGTATATCGGGACAGTTAGCATTTATACTGCTTGATAAACTATATATAAAATCAATATAGTTTTTATCTGCTGTACAGGTAAAAATAAATTCTTTATTTGATAATATTTGTTTCATGCTTTATAATCCCATCACCTGACCATATATATGCATTTTTATCCGGCTTACTTTTATAGAGGGGGTCTAACGCACCAAGATTTAATTTATATATTTTTTGCAGCTTCTCCATAATATAACCATCACTATCCCATTCTTTAAAATGACCTTGCTTAAAGAGATATCGCTCAACTTCTTTAAAAAATCTTTTTATATTTTTACTATTATTAATTAAAAGTAGGCCCTCGTTACGAAAAAAATCTTTACCTTCAGGTATAGAGCATAAGTCATATTGTTTATAATTTTCAAAAAGATTATCTATATTTTTATTAATATAACTATCTGCATCTAATGCTAAAATAGTATCATATCCTTTTTTTAATAGATAACTAATATTTTTGAATCTACTATGACACGTATAAGCTATAGCTTCGCTATAGAGTATTTGACTAATAATAGGTTTATTATTAACTAATAACTGATTATCTTTACTTTTTATTAAATCTCTCTTTGTAGATAAATTTCTTTTATCTCTGCAACAATTAATATCAAATTTATTTAATTCATATTCTTCTTCAGACGTAATATTAACCCCTCTGTAATAAACTTCTATACCTTTGCAGTTCTTTTCAATAGATTTTAATAAATTAATAGTATAATTCATATAGTTACTATCGGATGTAAATGTTATAGCGTTTTTATTCAAAATAATTTTCCAGTTTACTTTTTCTTCTAATATCTAACGTAGTACAATGATGTGCACCTCCGAATATTTCACAATGTCTAAATGGAGTACCGAGAGCTTCTATATTATATTTTTTAAGAACTTTATTTAACTCACTTTCATATTGTGAATGACATATAATTAATTCAGGAGAGATTGATAAAACATTTAATTCTATTCGAGGAGACGCTAGCCTTAATCCTTGCTTTAAGAATTCTTCTTCAGTTCTCTCACGCATAGGTATATAAATTAAATCCCAATCTTGTAATTCCTTAGGAAGTTTTTCTCTTATATACTCTTTAGTAATAATAGCAAGCCCTGGTCTTAGAGGTAGAAAGCTAGAGTCTATGTGAGAATCAGCTATAGTTGTTGTAATAACTTTATATGTATCTCCTACAGTATCCTGTAACCACTTAGCACCAAGCTCTTGATTTTTATTACCTACATTCATTAGAATATGCTTGCCAAGTCTCATACAGTTTGCAGTATCAAACATAATTTCTAAACCATACTCCATAAAATGAGATGATTTTTGGATTTTTTCGTATTCTTGTCTCTCACCCGTTGTTTCATCTATCCAAGAGAGATCAAAACTTTTATCTAACATTAAAGGTTTAGGTGCCTGTACCCATTTACCTCCCTGCTTAAAATATTCTAAAAATAAATGTTTTAAAAAATCATTTTCAAAATAACGATATCGACACGTTGGAGGAGATTCAATAATAGTATCACCAACTACCATAGCCATATCTCTTACGTTTAGAGCTGGGTGATTATTACTTTCAAACCATGGAGTTTTAACGGTTTCTAAACGTTTTGGTACTTTAGGTCTTTTAACTATTATATTAAGATTCTTAAGAGTATTAACAAATGTTTCTAAATCCTCCTTATGTTCTTCAACATGTCTTTTAGAAATAAATTCATCACCATATTGATACGCTCCATTATCATCTCTAATATTTTCATGAAAGAAAAGTTTAAACGAATAATCTAATGTAGGTAGAGTAGTAGGAAAACCGTCGCCAACTATAACTTCTTCAAGTTGATCCCATTCGTTGTGACTGTTTACTTTCAAATTCATATAACTCTTTTATTTGCTGCTCTATACAAGGTATTTTATTTGATATCCAATTATTACATTTAGTAGATAGAGACCTATCTAATACTCCATTAATTTTAGTACCTTCTATTTCAGTAGCTTTAATGTTTCTTATAGATATATTTAAATTATAAATTTTATTAATCAAACAACATAGCTCATATTTACTAATAGTTTTAGGATTATGGAGATGCCTTACACCTGTCCAAAAATTTTGATATTCTATTATTTCTTTTATACGCTTAGCAAGTTCTAAGGTTGTAATACCATTCCATAAACAGTTTTCATAACCATCAATTTGTTTATTTTTATTATCTAAAACCCACTTCATTAGACCACCTTTACTGCCAATAAATGATGTTCTTAAAATTATACCCCTATTAACCATACTTTTAGAAAGAGCATATATATCTGTAGCATCAGGAGGTACTTCCTCAGAATAGTTTCCTACATCTCCTTTATAAACACAATCAGAACAAATATGTATAAAATGCGCTGAGTTAAACTTACATATATTATAAATTATATTCGGAAAAATAGCATTAATTTTATATGTAGTAAATTCACCTACCTTTTTAATATTAGGTTTTAAGATACCAACACAGTTTATTACAACATCATTTTCTTTAATTATACTTTTAAATTTATTTGTATCTATATTAACAGCGTCAAAATCTTTCCTGGTTAAGTTTATAACACTATCAAATCTATTTGAAAAATAATCAAATAAAAACTTACCTGCATTTCCATTACCTAAAATTATTATTCGCATATTTCGTCCGCTATAAGTTTATTTTCTAATTCTTGTATTGCTTTACCAAGATAAAAATATATATTTTCTACAGTAGTATTTTCACTCTTAAGAGTTTTACTTTTTGATATTTCCTTATATGTTATAGCATGTTCATTAAAATCTTTATCATCAATATAATGTATATCATCTTCTACCCATCCAGTATAATAAAAGAAAGGTAAAAATATTTTATTTTTTATTTTATTAATAAATTTATACTGCTGTCTAAACGATTCACATACAATAGGTATATTATAAAGAAAATTTTCTGGTAATTGATTACCACAAAAATGAATTGTATTTGCAAATATGGATGTATTAATTATAAACTTATCTGCCCATTCTTCTCTAATTTGAATATCTGGAAATATATCATAAAAATAATTTGGTATTTTATTATTTTGACTAACTATAAAAATATTGCTAAATAACTTACTTTTACCATCTTCTATATATTTTTTTATAAAATAATATATTGCTAGAAATTCATAGTGATCTACTCCGTAACACTCTCTACCCATATTTCTATACTCTTCAAAACTACCATCTCTAAAATATAAAACTAGAGATCTTATATTCGGATTAGTATATTCTTTACTGTGAGGTTTACAGTCAGATATATTATATAGGTATGAAATTAATTTATTTTTTAATTTAAACTTACCGTCTGTAACTATACTATATTGATCATTATATTCAAATAAATTTGGCCATTCTAAATTACCGGTATTTTCTCTTTCAGCAAGCTTATTATATTGTCGTTGATTTACTAATATTGAATTTTTTCGTATAGTAAACTTACTGTATGTTTTAAAGTTATGAGTTTCTTTTTTATATTTTGAACTTACTAAATCTATAAAGTTATCATAATTTTTAGCCTCAGCTGATAAGGTCTTACAATTAGTAAAACATTTTATTGTATCAAATAATATCATGTTTAAAACATTCTAAGGCAGATAGATCAACTTTATAATCTTTACTACAAGAACTATCACTATCTCTACTTTTATCTAAAGAATAAAAATTTTGTATACCGGTTACTGCTTGTTCAGGTGTCATATACATATGATAGCCTACTTCTTTTACGGGCATTTTTAACATATCATTATAATATATTGAGGGCCTTCCATCATACCTCATTCTTTTAAACCACTCTGCTGCATATTCATCGTTAGTTAAAATCATACCTCCTTTACCAGTTGAAAGTATTTTTTTATAATTAAATGACAGACAATAAAAAGTATCTTCTTCATACATTTGACTGCAAAATCTTTGGGCTGAATCAACTATAGGTAAGCTATCTAATTTATAAGCACCAGACCACGACTTATCTAAAAATTTTATCTTATAACCTGCATGTATAGCCTGCATTGGTACGGAAATATAAGTACGTTTAGGTATTTCAACAAACTCATCATTGTACTTTAAGACATCTTTACAATATTTTAACGATAAAAAGAGAGCATTAGTACAGCTATCAACTGCTATTGCATAATTACTACCAGCATAATCTGCAATAAGATGCTCAAATTTATCAACATTATCCCAAACCGTGTCCATTATAATTTACTATATATTAAATTAAAGCCCTCAGCATATTGTGCACTACATTCCATTCCTCTAAATCGTGAATATAAATGAATACCTTCACTATTTCTAGGATTAGGAAACTCTCTTATTTCATTTGTATATTTTAAAAATATATTAGCTTTATTTTGTACTTCTTCTTCTGTTAGAGAGACATAATAATTACATTTAAAGTTGTTATCAAAAGACTGAGTGGTCGATGATGGTACTTCATACATTAACACCATCTCCGGAGGATACTCTTGATATCTTCGACATACTATCTCACATACCTCATATACAGCTTTATGATCTAAATTAAAATCATCTTTATTAGGTATAAAAACTATATCAGGCTGTACTTTATTATAAATTTTTTCTATTTCTTTTAATAGATGATTTTTTACTAAATTTAACCTTTCATCATTAAATTCTAACCAAGTAAAATTAGTATAATGTACCATAGCTTCTTCATATTCTTTAAGATCATTAGATCTTTTTGAACATACAATTAAATGGACGTCATGACCATCTGAAAGCATTTTAGATGTAGTACCACCTACTCCAAGAACTTCATCATCTGCATGCGGCGCTACTATTAATATTTTTTTTGATATACTCATATAATTGTTTTGAACCTTCTTTAAATGATACTTTCGGTTCCCAGTCTAATAATGACTTAGCTTTAGAATTACTTACATGCTTACCCTTATAATCTCCATGTCTCTCGCTAGTAAAAATAATAGTAGTATCTTTACTATGTAATTCTTTAACACGTGCTGCTACTTCTTTTAAAGTTACCTTCTCAGGGCCTTCTAGATTAATAATTTGATTTCGGGCTGCATCATCTAAAGCCAATCGATTACCTCTAGCATGGTCGGTTACGTATAAAAAATTTCTAAAAGTATCTCCATTACCAGTTATAATTAACTTTTTACCATTTAATGCATTAGTTATAAATTTTGATAGAATCATATCAGGATGACAATCTGGACCATACGCAATACCATATCGTAAAATAGTATAATCAATATCTCTAACAGCACAATAATTTTTTACTATACTTTCACAAGCTAACTTACACGTTGTATATATATGATCAGATTCAGTAATAGGAAGCATATTCTCTTCAGTATTATACTCAGATTGCGAAACACTATAAACCCATACGGTAGATGAAAATATTATTCTTGGTATATTAAAACACTCACATACTTTAAGAGTATTAGTTAAACACATTATGTTAGTATGAACTGCATACTGAATATCAGTAAGGTTTTCCTTACTATCCGATATTGCAGCAAACATATAAACAGCATCAAACGGTAAAGATCGTTTAAATGCATAATACAGCTTATCCATATCTAATGCATCTACGCCCTCTACTTTATCAAAAATAGTTACATCGTGCCCATGTTCTCTTAATTCTTGGGCTGTATGTCTTCCGATAAATCCTGATCCGCCAACTATAGCTATCTTCATTCTTACAATTATAGTATATACTTTTAAATATTCAAGATTTAACCGCTTTTATAATTTGGAGTTTTTATATGCGGTAAGAACTTACTTAAAATACGATATTTTTCACATACAATTGTTAGTCGGGGGTTGCAACCAGCTTCCATATTAGATACCTTATGTGAACAGCCAGGTGAAAGTATTACAGCCTTATTGGTTGTAGGCTTAATAGTTTCACCCTCTACTATTAAATTACCACCTTTCATTGAATTATCAATATCGACATAATATACTGTTGTTTCAGGTAAACCTACAATAGCACCTGGTTGATATTTTTTAAAGCTTTCAGCAAAATCATCATCTATATGGTCTTCGATAGCTCCTCCTTCTTTAACCTTTAAAGCTACAAATTGATATACATTATGTTTTTGTGTTACAAATGCTTTAAAGTCTTCCGGAATATTATTTTTGATAAACGTAAAAGTAAAAGCTTCTCTATCTCCAAACTTACCCCATAATGTAGACTCTTCTAATCTTTTCTTTATTTTAAGCCTATTAGTTTCAGTAAGAAAATTATCTTTTATATTATAAAGTGCCATATTTTTTACTTTCTTCTATATAACGATCTTGAGTAAATTTAGTATTGCCAGAGCCTGACCAAATAATTGAATTGGTTTCTAGCATTTCATCTTTAAATTTTACATTAATATTTTTTATACTATTAGATTTATTTAAAAATCCTGTTATAATTCTCTCATCTACATCCCAATCAAAAATATCTTCCTCTACTATATCACAAGCCCAGTTAATTATATTATTCGTGTTACTATTATTATGAACTCCTATTAATCCACCATGATAAAGAAAATCTTCATCTTCTAATCGCTTTGTATCTAATTGCTCACTATAAGGTTTATCTTTATAAAAACAAAATTCATGGTTATTTAAATCTTCAAAAAGAGTATCCAGTCTGCCCCTTACAATAGAGTCCACATCAAGATATAAAACATTCTTAATATTATGCTTTAAAAGATTTTTTATAGTATTAAACTTTATATTTGAACAATATGCTATAAGTTCACTATAGAATAATTTAAGCGGCTTTACGCTAGTTTTATTTTTTAAAGTAAGATCTTCAGTATCTACGGCATATAAGCCTTCTTTAGTCTTTAAGTTACGGATAGTAGATAATTTTTTAGTATCTGAGATAATACTAATATTTTTAAATTCTAATAGATCATTATCACTACAATTAACAAATCTACCTACTATTTCTAAATTAGGTGAATTTTTTTTAATTGAATTTACTAATATTTTAGCAAACGGCAGATAGTTTTTATCTGTAGTAAAAGTTATAACGTTTTTATCTACCAGGTCTCTGTACAATTCTCGCATATACCTGTATATTTACTTTGTTTTTGATCGCTAACAACTTTATTCCAGCCATCGCTATCATAAATTTCTTCTAATGATTGTTTAAAGAGATTGCCCACTATACCAGTATTATTAATATCATTAAAAGGGCAAAATAAAAAGTCTCCATTTGGTAAAACACCACCTCCCACGCCGGGGCCGAAGGGACAAATACCTGATCTGCATCCTTTTTTTGTTTTAAAATTTTTTAAATTATTGCCTCTATTATGGTTATAAAGATCTTCTTGATTTATTTTAACATTATCTAATTTATTAAGCTTAAGAAGTTTAATATATAAATCATTTTTAGGAAAATCTTTAAGATCTCTACCACATCTTAAATTTATTTCTAATAAAAAATTAACATTTTCATTTAAAAGATCAAAAAGTATATCAAACTTATCTTTAAATTTTTTAAAAACTTTTCGGTTAGTATTTTCATAATAAGAACTATCATCGTAACCATATAAAGAAACCGTCAGTATAAGTTTTTTCAAGTCTTTTATAAGTTTAAAATGTTTTGGTTGCAATAAGGTTAAATTAGTAGTAACAAGATAATGCTCTATATCTTTTTTTTCTTCTAAATATAATAATTTTTTATTAAATTCTAAATCTAAAAATGGCTCTCCTATAGCAGGAGTTAATTCAATAAACTTAATTCCATAATCAGCAAATTTATTTACAAATAATTCAAAATTACTTTGAGACATAGTTTTAACTTTAGATAATTCTTTTACGTTAGGTATAGATCCTCTACAAAACTTACAATTTAAATTACAATTAAAAATAGTTTGCATATTAACCATCTTTCCAAATCGTTCATTAAGAGTATGAGCTTTAAATTTACCCTCATCTACTTCTTTATCATGACTATGCAAAAAATTGTCAATGTATTTCATTCTGTACTGATCTCCATATTTTATTGTAAGGACAATTTTTATATTCTTCTAACCACGGACCACCTTCAGTAAAATGTAATGCTTTAGGCTTAAATTCCTTTAATTCTTCATAATACCCCACTAGCCAATTCCATTCAAGAGGTAAGCTTCCTATATCTCTATCTACTAGCCACATAAATCTATGTAAATAAGCTCCTGTTAAGTCGTTAAGCAACCATGGCTCTAGAGTTTTATTTTTTGGATGCTCATTATTAAAAATTATTAAACTACTCCAATTTTTTCTAGGATATATAGTCTGTTTTTTACCATCCATTTTAATAGTATTAGTAGGAATATAGTCATGCTTACATACCATAACTGCTTTTTTAGGATCATATAAGTCAATTAAACTATCTATAGAATCTAAAAATAAAAAATCGCCATCAACAAATATACTAATACCTTTAAAATTGCTCTCATAAGGTGTCCAAAATCTTGCAAAAGAAAACTGTGTAGATTCGTCTTTAGACTTCTTTTTTTTATAATCAGTTACAGTATTATAATTTATAGGCTTAATATTAAGTTTATATTTTTTATTTTTAGATAAAATACTATACTTACATGTATCATATGATATTTTATGTGGCTCATCTAGACCTATAAATACATTAACTTGCGTACTCATTTAATAGTAATTAAGAAATAATTCTACTGAATCAATTCCTCTAAGCTTTCCATCTATAGAGCAATACCTACAAGGTCCGCATGCTTTTCTTGTTGAAAGTAATTTTTTACGAAAATTATTTAAAGCTTCACCAAACCAAATATTTTTAATGGTATCATAATTTACGTTACCAAATTTATTTTGCCTTGACCAATCATTATTACATAGTAGTACATCTCCATTCCAGTCAAGCATTAATTTATAAAAAGGTAAAAAGCAGCTATCTTTAGAATGAATTTTATTTTTCTTTTGTAATATTTCCTTTCTATTCACTATGTTCAAATTATAATTAGTTTCAGGATTATAATGATGTCTAAAAATAAGATCTATGGGTATACTGCCTTTTAATTCTTTAAAATAATCCGTTTTATCACTATCATACATGCTAATTGTGATATTTGTTAATCCTGCTTCATACAATTCTTTAATTTTTTCAGCAGTTAATTTATCACCGTTAGTGTTTATTTCTAGCCATTCTATATCAGGTATTATTTCTTTTACTTTTTTTATACACGGTATTAAAGTTTTACATAAAAGAGGCTCTCCAAATCCTACAAAACCTATTCTATTATTAAAATTGATATCTTTTAAACCTTTACATAAATGCTCAATAGTTTTTACTGATATATGTTTATTTCTATTAGGATAAACTCGTCTATTTGATCGGGGACAGAAAGAACATTTTCTATTACATAACTCTGTAGGATTAATTTCTACCATTCGAAGCATAGAAAATTTATTATTTAAATTAACATTAGTAGCTTGTAGGTCTCTAAATGTTTCAATATTCATTAAATTAATTTATCACAATCACCATGCTTCCAGTTATGTATTTTACGATTTAATAAGACGCAATTCTCTTCTGCTATCATTACCTTTTCTTGTATTTCTGAATATCTTTTACTGTTAGGATGGCAGCGCGCAAAATCGTTCATTATACGCATATACTTAACTCTAGCATTTTTAAATTCTTTTTTTAATGTTTCTTTAGATTTTCTTCCCATATCTTTTCAAAAAACTCCTTATTAGTTAATGCTATTCTTAAAAACTTATCTCTATATGATATTATAGCTTTATCTTTAAATAAAGATTCGTATTTTTTATTTAGTAGAACATAATTTCCTTTAGATTTTATACATTCAAATTTGCTTTCAACAAAATTTCTAGCAGCTATCATTCTTTCAACAGTATCAGGTATTTGATTTATATATTTTTTTAATATTTTTTCAGTTCTACCGGTAGAGCAATATGGCAATTCAGTACTTCTAATTAAATTAATATTATTTTCCGACGCAACAGCAAAACCGCATCGTATATCTGGTAATCCTAAACTTTTACTAAAAGTTCTTAATACTATTAAATTAGAAGCTCTCTCTTTTATAATACTTTCACCTCCATAATCTATATAAGCCTCGTCAATAATAAGCAATTTGCTTCTCTTTAATAATTTTTTTAAACTATCTAAGCTAAAAGCGTGCCCATTATTACCATTAGGATTAGCTATATACACATTACAGTTGCTTGGAATATCTTCTATATCTATTTGATTAAAATTTTTATACTTCCACGGTATATACATAACATTATGATACCGGCAAAATCTTTCAGCTCCATGAAATGTAGGCTCTATAACAAATAAATCATCTAAAGATAAATTACCTATAATTCTATTTAGAACATCAGCAGAACCATAACCAATAGCTATAAACTTTTTATCTATACTATAATATGACGATATTAAATCATATACTTTATCATCTTGTGGATATTCATTATTAAAAAAATATTTTTCTTGATAAAGTTTGCCTATGAGAATTTTATCATATGTAACGTTTTTACTCAGATTTATTTTCATATGGAAAAGCATGCTCTAATTTTATCCACTTTTCAATATAAGCAGGTCGTGGTAATAAGAGAGGAGGCCATACTTGTAATACATCCTTATAATCTACCGTGTCTTTTAATTTAGCTTCATACTCATCGTGGAGATCTTTTATTAGTCCTTTTATAGTTTCTATTTCTTCAACTTCATACTCGTATTCTTCATTATTAGGGTCGAGCTGCTTTTTTTCATTATCTAATTCCGATAGTGAAAAAGCAATTTTTTCATCTATAACCTTTAGCCAATTAGTCTGTGCAATTTTAAGTTCTTCCTTAGTAGGCTTATTTTGTAATACTTTAATATAAGGTTGCTCGGCAATAGCTAGGATAGCTAAAAGATTTGCATCTTTATTACTATACTCTCTAAAGCCATATGCTGAAAATAATGAATAATAATATAATTTAACCTCTTCATTTATCGTAATTATATCTTTAATTTCTTTTAAAGCTTCATTAATTGCTGTTTGTCTAGCTTTAATTTTTAAAAGCAAGGAAGTATTAGCATTATCTATTATTTCTTTATCTGAAATATCTGCTAGAGCGAAAGGATTCTTTAAAGGTTTACCGTCTTCTCCGTTTATATCTGGGCAGGTTACAGTAAAGAATGCACTACTAGTAGTGCTGCTTCGTATCCATTTTTTAGTAAGTAGATCATAAACTACATAATTGTCATCTTCGTCTGGCTGAATATCTCCTTCTAAATACTCAGGATTTCTAGTTATATAACCATAATGTCTTTCTCCATCCGGGTGGTTATATTCCATTTCAAGAATAAAGTTTTCATAGATATCTCTTAAAATTGAATTATTATTATCCATTAAGAATATTTAGAAAATAGCTTTTATTAATCAAGTAGAGATACATCTACCCTTTTACACGCTAGTTCATAATTTTTAGAAATAAATTTTTTATAATTAGGTAACGGATCATCTTCTACTACATATAATCCTGGTATTAATTCTTTTATACAACCTGGTATATGATACGTACTTGCACTGGTATCTGATTTATAAATTATTTCAGTATAGGTTACTATTCTAGTAGTACAGAATTTTTTAAATGTTGGAAGTTCTTTTCTCCAATATATATCTATTAAAAGTTTATTTTTATACCCAATCTCAATACCTTTTTCTAATAAATTTTTTAAAATATAATAATCAGTTTTTGTTTTTGGTTTACCCGTAAGAAATAAATCTATATCAAAAGTATCTATATTTTTATTTAAAAAATAATTTTGACAAAAAGCACCGGTTAAATATAAATCATATTTATTGTAATATGGAAGCTTGCTCCATTCTTTTAGCCAGTTATTAAAAACATCTTTCGAAGGCTGGCAGCATGGAGTTGTGCTAATTATATCTCCTCTTTTATGATAAAACATTATCTTGATCTCTTAAAATTTGATCGATAATATCCCAATTTTCTTCAGGCGTACCTCTATTTTCATAAGGACAAATCCATTCTATATTTTTATCTTTTATAGCTAGTGGTTTCTGAGAATGCTGCGGTGTATTAGTAGTAGTCATTCTTGTACACGCATGTTTAGATAGTAGTTTAAAATCATGTATATTTTTATAAAAGTGAGATATTGTATCTCCTTTTCTTTGTATTTGTTCTGAAATAATTACCGGTTTTATATTATTATTAATTACCTCAGGTTTATCTCCTTCTCTGCATGTTACACTTACTAAGGCCCAATCACTGGCTGTGACTTCTTTATAATCATATATAATATTTTTTAATTCACCGAATAAACACTTACTGTTAAAATTTGCAGTATGACTATGGGGAGATTTTGAAGGCCCTGAAACTAAATTAGTATGAAAATTTAACTGAGAGTTACTTTTCATTTTTAGTATCATAAATCCTAATCCATGCTGAAAAGGTTCATCTTTATAATGTTTTCTTAAAAAATCTATATTCATTAGTTAGATGGCAAACCGTATGTTCGCTCTGTATCATCATAACCTGGTCGCCCAGAAAAAGTAGCACCAGCGCCTTGAGCATTGGAAGCACCGGAGCCTCCCCCGCCGTTTCCTACTGTTACCATAGTACCCGCTACTGTAGATCGCGAACAACCAGCTCGAGTAACTGTTTGGTCTCTAACACAAATACTATATCTACCTGCTCTAAGTGAACCGAAATTTTTAGTATTTGTATTAACTGAAGCTATATCAAAAGTCTTACCATCATCTCTACTAAATGCATAGTATTTGTCTCCAGTTCCTATTTCATTATTTACTGTATTGGCGCATACAGTAATACAAATAGATCCATCTGTACTCTTACTATAAGTATGAAAAGTTGTATTGCCTACATTTGCTCCAAATGATAACATAGAAGCATATCTGAATTCAGATGCACATATATCAAGTTTATTTAAATCTTTACCTGGCATTCTGCATGTATTTCTTAAAAATTCCATTTCAGTCTTAAAGGGTACATCTTGATATGGTACATCACCTTTTTGATTAACAAATCCTGATGGTGTATGGTGTCTATTACGTACTACACGTATATCAGAATTGCAAACTGCACAGTTAGGACATGCATCTATAAAAAAATCAGGCATATTAATATTTATACTTTAATAGAGAAATGACAAGCCGACAATAAATAATAATATGGCAGCAGGAGATTTTACAGTAGCAGTAGTACCAGCAACATCAGCATTGGGTTCAGGTAATTATATAACAACAACTAACCCATATGGTGAAACAGTTACTATAACTGAAAAAGATATTGGAGGCGATCCCGAACTTTTACAAGAATGGATTAATTTAACAGCTCCAGCTAATTCAGTTATAGATTTTATTATACCTGGTCCAAGACTAACTTTTGTTTTTAGAGAAACTTCTTAATTATTTCTTCTTTTTCTTTTTCCAGTTAACTCTTTTAGAGCTCTTTTTCTGGTACATCTTGCCTTTTATTTTATTGCATTCTGCTTTTGTAGGTCTGCATGCAGGGTAACTACCACCGGATTTTCTAGACTTACGGCCACAGGGCCCGCCCGTCTTGCAATTTATCCAACCTTTAAATTTTTTACCGGTCTTAGGATCAGTGCCCCCTCTTTTAAACCATTGTCGAAGAGAATCACTAGCTTCATTTATTTCAGTAAGATACTGTTCAGCTAATTTATCAAACTCTCTCATCGTGAACCTTTTTCTAATTTTTTAACTGCTTTCTTTAGCTTCTTTCTATACTTAGGATCATTTTTCCAAGCTTTACTCTTTTTACCAGAAGCTCTAGCTTTGTTAATATTAGCCCAAAGGCCTTCCAATACTGTATCAAATTCTCTCATTTTTTCTTCCAAATTTTACCTTGACGGCATCTTACTATAGCACCTGATTTATAAGCAGAAGTTTTCTTACCATAAACTTGATCTGCTTTTCTTTTACAACGATCTTGTGCATCTTCTGGATGTTCTTCATCGGATACAGCTCTATGTATTTGATTGGCTATTTGTTTTTGTCTAGCTTTAGATAGGCTAGGATTTTGATAATATACTTTCATATATATACCATTTTTAGTAAACTTTTTACCTCTCTCTACTTTTACTTTATAATCCTTACCCTTATAAATTTTGAACTTACTTTTTTTCTCTGCATCTTCATTGTCAGCAGAGATTTTATCAATATACATTTTAAATTCTTTAGCTTTTATACTACCCATAGTAGTTACAAAATCTTCACTACCTGCACCTATATCTCTTGGAGGTAATTTCATACTCTTACCCTCCGGGTTATATATTGTACCATAATAAAAATATCTTTCATTAGGTTCTTCATCTTGCTCTACTTCTAAATGATAGCCTTTATAGCTTATACCAAAGTCAGTAAATCTACTAAAAAATTTATCTTCTGATAATTCTTCAACTTCTTCATCTTCTTTAGAATGAGATTTTTTAGCTTTTTCTAATTTTTTCTTAAGCATATCAACATATTCTGTGCCCCCGCCGTACATTTTTACTCGACTTGGGTCAGGATTAGCAATTAATGCTTCAAGACTTTCTATTTCTGTTTCTTCAAAGTATGTTTTAAATTTTTTCATATTACCATTTTCTGCATGACCAATATCTGGCTTTAGTTTTAGGACCGGGGTTATCGCAGTTATGCCTAGCTCTAAAAGATTTACGTCTTTGTGGATTACTTTTACGTATCTTCATAGTCTTTTCACCTCTGCGCTTAGCTGAAGTACCACCATGACCAAAATTAACCTTTTTAATATTACCAGTCTTGGGGTCTTTAACGTATACTTTAAACTTCTTAACGTCGCCTCGCATAGGCTTGTTAAGCTTAACTTTACGCCCTCTATATTCTGCATCCTCTTCAAAAGATTCCAGTAGGGATAGTACCTCATCATTGAACTTCATGTAATTATTTATTAAATTTTATAAATAATAATATGGCTAATAAAGAAAGCGATCTAATTTTTGAAGCATACGTAAGTATGAATGAAAAGGTAAGAAGTCTTAAAGGTTTTGAAGGCGAAGAAGATGATAGAATATCTTCTTTTATGAAGCTACAGAAGGCTAAGGAAGAGATGCCTAAAATAAAAGAAGAGCCGGAAACCAAAGAAGAAGATGACTTAGGTCTTGGTCCTAATACACCATCTATGATTAGAATAACTTCTATTGGAAGCACTACACCTTTTAAAAGAAAAACTGAAGCTCCTATCGAAGATGAAGCTGTTTATATACAAGCTGGAGAAAAAGAAGATTGTGGATGCGCAGACGAAGGAGATGATAGAGAAGGTAGGCAAATTTATGATGGCGAAATAGATATGGCTAGATTAGAATTGCTTAAAGCTAATGAGTATGCCGCTAAATTATTCCACCATATAGGTAATCATCCTGAAAGTGATTACTTAGAAGGATGGGTAGCTAGTAAAATAACTAAAGCAGCTGACTATCTATCATCAGTTTATCATTATCTAGATTATGAAGATAACTTCCCTACTAAAGAGCCATGCTATAGTGATGAGGAAGAAAAAGATTCTGATCAAGAAGAGCCTAGAAATCAGCAATCAGTCGAGCTAGACACCGATAAAGGTACACAAACAGCTATGAATACTGGATTTGGCGGTACAGAAGACGACGAAGATGATGTAAATGAGGAATTAATGATAAAATATCATAATGAAGGTAAGAAAAAAGGTCTAAAAGGTAAAGAATTAGACGATTTTATCGAAGATAAGATGACTCAACCTGGTCCTCATGGTTAATTAAACTTCGCATTAAAGATATTCATTATATCTCTATCAACTGAACCGTATAAACCATGAATTATCTTTTTTCTTGTTTCTGGATCTGCATTCTTGTATAGATTTCTTACTTCAGAAGCACTTCTTACCGGATTATCGTTAATTCTAAAATCTATAGTAGGTAAAGTATCAATATATCCGTGCTTACCCATAAATTCTGACTCTCTAACACTTACAAAAGGTTGAAAATAGGAAGGACTGCCGTCCTTTTTAGTACCAAACTTGAATCTAGCACCTGGCCCTTCCATATCCTTAGCAGATATAGCAAAAATAACTTTAGAAGAGTCACTATCATATCTTTGAAGTATCTCTACTGGATTATAAGGATTTTTTACTTCAACAACCTTATCTGGATCAACACCTGCGCTGACCATCATAGTTTTTTTCTCATCAAATGTAAACGGAGACTTATCTCCATCAGTTTTATTAGATGTAGTTATGTATATATCGGCGTTAGGAAACTTTTCAGATAATTTATTATAAACCGATGCATGACCTTTATGGAATGGATGAAATCTTCCTGGATATATAACAATTATATCTTCTGCCATAACTTGGTCTAGTTCAAACAGCATTACAGAAGAATATAACTCATCAAAAGTTTCTCCTATGGGGTTGGGTGTAGTTCTAAATCTACCTTTTCCATAAAAATCGCCCCTAACTGGAGGATTTTTTATGTAATTAGAATAATAAGGAAGCATTTCATTATTTTCACTTCTAAATTTAGAGTCCATACCACCAACAATAAACTCTCCAGTTACTTTTACAGGTTTATCACCAAATTGTGGGTCTCTAATTACAATACCTTCATGATATTTTACATCTCCCATATCTGAAGTTAATGTTGTAAGGAGTTCATCACCTAAAACTCTTGTTGCATGATAAAAAACAGCACCATCTATAGCTTTCTGGTAGTCTTCTTCATCTTTTACAAAGGTATCTACTGGTACACCATTTAGGATCTGTAAGTATACAAATTTACTTAACGCTCCAACACGTTTACCATCTTCTAATTCAATCATTGTATTGAAAGGATTATCAGCATCCATTAAAAATTGTACTAATGGCTTAGAAATACGTTCATTTTTTAAATTTATAGTAAAATTTTTACCTAATACGTGTTCAAAATTAGGTTTTTTAGTTAGTTTTGCCGGTATACTACCATATACTTTAAAATTATACGGTTCTGCATACTTGTTTAACTTGCTTATTAAGGTTTGCAATGCTTTAGTGTTATAATCTATTTCTTTACTAGCTCTTCTTTTAGGTGTTGCTTGATAAAATTCATTTATACCGTGAATAGCTAAAAAATCATTATCATATTGTAGTACATTGGATTGGCCTTCTACAAACTCAGTATTGAAAAATCTATTAGAGTTATCCCACATACCTAACTTTTTAAGTTCAGGTTCAATATCATTTAATGCATTATTCATAATGGTTAACAGCTTATTACCTGCATTAACCATACCATGACCTTCGCCAAATCTATCTGTTAGTTTATCTAAAGTAATACCTTCTAGGTCTAAAGGTTTCATTGAACCTCTATCTAAAGCAAACTCTCTCTTACCATCCTTATCAATTAATCTAAAACTAGCATTAACACCATCTATCTTAACTGAAGGAGGATTTTTCTCGATTGAACGTACGCTATTTAAAAAGAACCTTTTTAGATCTGTACCTTTTTGTATACGGGGTAAATCGAAAGGATGAGCCATATGACCGGCTGCTCCTCCTTCGTTTAATATATAATTTTTAAAAGTTTTCATTATATTGTACCGAGTGATGGATCTAAATCTAAAGTGGTTATAACACCGCTCTTTATAATATTTTGATCAATTAAATCATTAATTTGATCTTTAGTAAAAAGAGTAAATCTACTAAAAAATCTATTATTACTTGTATTTACAAAAATAAACGAATCTACACCTTCACCCGCAGCATAATTATTAAAATAAATTTTAGTAACTGCTTTTCTAACAGCTGCAGGATCTTTTAAATTTACATCTTCAATTAAATCTTTATTATTATGAGGATATTCATTAGATACGAACTCTTTTAATGAACTTTTAAGTCGTTGCACATCTATTTCTTTTATATTAGCTAGATTTGCTACTAAAACATCTATTCTTTTATCAGTTAAACCATTTTCTTGTGCTAATTTACCTAAAGCAGTATTATTAAAGTTAGTAGATGCTCTGTCCCTCTTTCCTAAACGTGCACTAGTAGCTTTTACCTCTAGATACTGACCATTCCAATCTAAATCACCCTTTGAAGCGCTCATTTTAACATCATCGAATAAAGTAGCAAGTGCTATTTCGGCTCTACCTACTCCTCTACCACTTTCAGTACCTATTAAGTTAATTAAATCTCTAATAGTTTCAGGTTTTAATTTAGTTATTTCACTAGCTTTATCAATTAACTGACCTCTAGTACCTAGAGCATTTAATTTTGCAGGTTTTTCAATATATTTAGAGTACTGGGCTATATCATTATTTTTTGCTAAAGTATCCATTATTATATCTTGAATATTACCTTCAGATATAGTATTTGCAGTTAAATTTTGCTTAGATAGATACTCAGAAAGCTTTTTTTGAAAAGGTTTTTTACTTAGATACTGCATAACTGTATCTAATTCGTCAGAATCTTTAAGTAATCCTTGATCTTCTAAATCATTTATTAAAGCTATTACCTCTTTAGCAGTTGCTTCCTTAAACATCTGCTGCCGCGGTAATACAGGAACGCTAATTCCAGCAGTTTCCTTTAAATAAATTTCATCTAGTGGTTTCCAACTCATTTTAATCAATATCAATGTCTAGTGAATAGTTTTTCATGATATTAATTATTTGTTGTAAAACTTGCTTAGCATTTTTCTCATTAATATCTGAAAAGTTACTAATTTGAGTAACATCATCCGGATCTATCTTCATTACTAATGCTTTCTTTAGCATACGTACAAGCATAACTTCGCTTTCTGGAGATAAAGGTACAACTTCTTCAGTAGGAGCGGGTTCAGTTTCAGATACATTAACATCAACTTCAGTTTCTGGAGCTGGAGCAGGCGCTGCATCCTGTTCTTTGATTAGTCCTGTATTATATAAAGTATTTAAAAAGTTTCTCATTATATTTTCTTCGCTACGTCCTTAACTTGTTTTGCTACCTTACTAAGCATTTGACCATATGCTTTTTGAATATCTCTTTCAGGTCTATCAAACGGATTCAAGCCTCCTTTAGCTTTTCCTCCCGCTAATGCTTTAACTGTTTCTAAAGTTTTTAAATCAGTGGCATTAATTTCATTATCTTCAATATGCTTTGCCTTTTCATCATCTTCATCTTTGAATATCATATCTTGAGCTTCTTGACCCAATCCAGAAATCATATATTCTCTTTCTGAAAGTTCATCTCTAAAAGGACCTGCATCCTGACCTGTCATTACGCATTTTCCTGCTCTGATATAGGATCTTCTGTCCCTACCACCGAGCATTTTGGTTAATTGCATTTCTATATCGCCGTGTTTTTGAGTAGGTTCCATCTCTTCTGCTGAAGATCCTATCACCGTACCATACTCCATTAAAACTTTATTTGCAAACTGAGTAAACTTGTCCATATTATTATTTATTTAATAAGTAGAAACTTAGTTGACAGCCTGTTAAAATAATCATTATTAAGCCAAGTAAGATCATAGCGCTTAGTAAAAGCTTTAACTTTACTAAAAGTAAATCTATCAAAGTCTTTTGAAGTATCTTTTTGTATATCATTTAATAACATTTGACCTCTTCCATGTCTTGTCTTTAATAAATGATCAAAATAAGGCAAGCTATATCTACTAATATATACTTTAATAGGTAACATACTTCTCATTCTATTTAGAATATGGGTCATTTGTTTAATAATATCTTCTTCGGTATAAAATTCAGTTAAAGGGGACTCTTCTAATTGAGTATTATTAAAAAAGAGAACATGTTTCTTTTTACTTGTATCTTTTAAAATAGCTTCACATAATTCATATATTACGTGATGATATAATAGTTTTTTACAATCTATTTTACTAAATTTTGAACCTAATAAACCATATTCAGCGAGATCATTAACTAAGTTATAACTAATATTACCCGAAAGAATATTATTACAGTTTATTAAAGAAAGATTATATACACCTAAATCTAAACTAGTCATTATCTTTATTATAATACTGTTCCAAAAAAACTCTCGGGGCTTTTCCTATTCTACAGTTTATAATACCATTATAGTAGTCTTCATTTAGCAATACATCTTTTTCAAATTGCATTTTTGCTTCAAAATAGCTTAATTCAAACTTACTATCGCAAAATTTTAAAATTTTAAATATGAATTTATCAATACCCTGACTAGCAATATCACTGTTTAATGCATCAGAAGAGCCGGTATATGTTTTCCAATCACTTTCTATATAATCTATACGCTTTCTTTTTTTACCTTTTAGAGGGTTACGTCTGATCTTTCTAACCATTTGTTTTTTACCTATATATTTTTTATGATTAGTAGTATTAACTATCTCATATATAAAACCATAAGCATTTTCGGGGATATCCCCGTATACTTTCCAATGTCCTGTATCAGCCACGTAAGTAATTACTTCTTCTTCTTACTTTTTCTACGTTTCTTCTTGCCGGAAACTTTAGTAGCTACTAATTCGGGTGGAGTCCTTTTTTGTACTACATTGCCTAGCATTTTCGGTACTCTAAAGTCGCCAGTCGCATAAAAATCACCTTGTGTATTACCAGCTGCAGCAGCGGGTCCTAGAGCACCGCCACCTACAGTATTATCATCTTCATCTTTTATTTTTTTTCTACCTAATTTTTTAGATAGTTCTTTTTTTTTATCTTTATGAATTCGGGTTTTTGATCCCATTAACCCTTGTTTATTTTTTCTAACTTTAATATTTTCATCAATAGGGTCGTATGGTGAGTCAGTTAATCCTGACTTTATTTTTTTACCCTGAACTTTAGCAACCATTTCACGAACACGTTTTAAAAAATATGGATTTCCTTCTAAATGATGTGGAATATCAAGGGCTAATTTGTTTTTTAGATACTGATAAACATGTTCTGGATCAGTTATACCCATATCTACTATTCTTTTTATATATGGTTGTATTTTTTTTATGACGTTGTTTATAGGTACACCTGAGGGAGTTTTTTGCATATCTAAGATTGATCTACCTTCTTCGCTTTCATCTTTAGCATCAAGATAAGCAGCTATAGCCATTTCTCTTTTTTTCTTTTTAGACTTACCTTTAAATTGTGGGGCTTTAGATTTAGCAAAATCTTTTACGTAATCACCTGCATCATGCTTTTTAGGATCTAATTTTTCATTTAAACCTTTTTGCATTCTCAATATTCTTTGAAACATTAATCCTAATTTTACATAATCGCCAGATCCGTCGTTTTTTACATCCTCTCGTTCGATCGGAGCATTATGAAAATCTTCCATCATTTTATCTTCTTTTTTTGTTAATTCATCTCGAGCTATTGAATATTTACTATCATTACTAAAAGCATAAAACTCTTTACGCGCAGCATCTTTTTCTGGACCATCTGGTAAACTTATTGCTTTTCTACCTAATTCAAATCTTTTTCTTTCATTATCTTTATGTTCACCATAGTAATCATATTTCTTTTTAAACTCCTCTGTATTAGCTGCACCGGATCTTATTTTATCTGCTTTTTTATTAAGATAATTTCCTAAATTTTGTAAAAATCTAGTCATAAGTACTTCAGGATTTTTTTCATCAGAAAAAGCACTAGTCATACCATATTTGTTACCTGTAAATAAAAAAGCGTAAGAACCCGCATCAAATATTTGTTGTCTAGTTTTACCTACTAAACTATTCATAAATTCTTTAAACGTTATAGCTCTTTCAATTTTTTGCTTTATTAAATCTAATGCACCCTCTTGCAGAGTAACACGAAATCTTTTACCATAAATACTACTTGAATTAGACATATTAGTATTTATAATATAATAGTGAAAGTTATAGACCAATATATAAAAGAGATTGAAAAAGATCTAGCTGTAGATCAATTTAATATTAAAGATGTGTCCATGAAGACACCTTCGCGAAAGCATTTTTGGGTCAGTAAACTAATCAACCATAAAAGAACTATTATTAATCTTAAAGCTGAAAGATATGAATTAAAGAAAAAAATAGTAGAAGATATACGAACTAAATCCCCTGTAAAAGTAACTATACCGGTAGCTGAAAAAACTGCATGGAATCATCCCGATATGTTAGATGTACAGCGACGTATAGATGAGCAAGAACTTATAGTAGAGTTTTTAGAAAAGACTGAAAAAACGTTTAGTTCTTTAAGTTTCGATATTAAAAATATTATCGAGATTATAAAGATGGAAACATTATGATCGAACTTACTTATGATAAAAATAAGATTCGCCTTAAAGGTGAAAAATTTAATGAAATAAGAGACCATTTTAGTATAAAAGATGAGACTGCTCGATTTCGTTTACGTGGTAGAGCAAGATTTTACGCTAATCCTAAAATATACGGTATTACACCTACTGGTCTTTTTGAAGAAGGAATGTTTTATGATATAGTAAGATATATAAAAGAAACATACCCTAATGAAGAGCTTAGTATTGACCCTGTTATTCCGAGTAGAGTTAAACCTACTTTAGATGATGCAAGAGTTTACGATAGTTTAACTCATAAATTAAGAGATTATCAAGAAGATGCTTGTAAGAAAGCTATTACGTTTGGTAGAGGTATTTTAAAAATGGGTACTGGTGCTGGTAAAACTCTTACTATATGTTCATTATTAATGAGCATGTATTTACAGCGTAAAAATAATTTAAAATGTTTATTAATTGTACCTGACTTAGGACTAGTTAATCAGACTTATAAAGACTTTGTAGAGTATAATGCTTTATTTAAATTTACTAAATGGACTGGTAGTATAAAACCTGATTTAACTGCTGATGTTATTATAGCTAATTTAGGCATATTACAAAGTCAATTTAAAGATAATGAATGGTTAAAAGACGTTGATGTTGTAGTAGTTGATGAGTGTCATAAAGTTAAAAAGAGTAATAAAGTTAGTAAAATGATTCAATCTATTAGAACTGTACATAAGTTTGGTTTAACCGGAACTTTACCTGATCATAAGCCTGATGAATGGAACTTAATAGGAAAGATAGGTAGTGTTATATATGAAAAAGATAGTTTTAGTCTAAGAACCGAAAAACATTTAACTGTAGCGAGAGCATCTATTATTGAATTAAAATATAAAACTAAACCTACCTATGTATCAGGTCAAGATAATTATCGAGCTGAGTTAGACTTTATCTATAATAATAATTTTAGGAATAAAGTAATAAATCAATTAACTGTAAATTTTAATAATAATATATTAATATTAGTTAACCATATTGCTCATGGTGATACTTTATATACTGAATTACAGAATGAAGATAAACAGATCTTCTTTGTTAAAGGTGAAGTAGAAGTTGAAGAGCGAGATAGAATTAAAAAAATTATGGAAGATAATAATAATGTAGTTTGTATTGCAATGAGTTCTATTTTTAGTACCGGTATTAATATAAAAAATATACATATGATTGTTTTTGCTGCTGGGGGTAAAAGCTCTATAAGAACTATTCAATCTATTGGTAGGGGGTTAAGATTGCATGATAGTAAAGATAAATTATCTATTATAGATTTAGCAGATAGTTTACGATACGGTGAACGTCATGTTGAAAAGAGAAAAGAAATATATTCTCAAGAGAAGATACCATATAATACTTCTTTTCTACTGGAGAAATAGTTGATAACCAATAAATATATACTACAATTAATATATGGCTAAAGAAAAAGTTACTACTAAAAGTGTAGAAGATAAACCGGCTCCTAAAAAAAGAGGGCCTAAGCCAAAGATAGATCAATATTACGTTAATCCGCCTATCTTTAAGCAAGAAATACAAGATTATTACGAGACTGAATATTGCCCGCCTAGTTTGGCTGAATCGTTAAGAAGAATAGCATATGGTTTAGGTAATAAATCTAACTTTATTAACTACACATACAAAGATGAAATGATAGGGGATGCATTAGTAAAAATGTATACTGCTTTAAAAAATAAAAAGTTTAATGTAGAATCAGACTATAATCCTTTTTCATATTTTACTACTATTGCTTTTCATGCGTTTATAAATCGTATTAAAAAAGAAAAGAAGCATCATAATACTATTACTGAGTATAAAGAAATGGTATATGAAAAAGAAATGGCTAACTCTTCAGATGGCATGGTATACATAAAGCCTAATAGTGACGATATAGTTGATTAATGTCAGATAAAGTAGCAATTTTTTCCGATATACATCTCGGTGTACATCAAAATAGTGACTTCTGGTTAGGTGTAGCTAATCAATGGGCTGATTGGTATATTACAGAGCTTAAAAATCGAGACATAAATCGTATTATCTTTTGCGGAGACTTCTTTCATTATCGCGATGAAATAAGTGTAAAAACTCTAAACTTTGCAAAGGACTTTTTGGATAAGTTTGAAGATTTTGATATTGTAATGATTACCGGTAACCATGATGCTTGGTATAAAGATACAAGTGAAATTAATAGTTTAAGCATTTTAAAAGGTTATAAAAATATTAGAGTTTATGATAATCTTACTATTTTAGATTGGTATGATAATAAAAGAAAAGCTGCTTTCTGTCCTTGGGGTACTAAGTTAATAGATATACCTAAATGTGATTTAGTCTTCGGTCATTTTGAACTTGAAAATTTTAAAATGAACTCTTTTAAGATATGTGATCACGGTGATAATCCTGAAGATTTAGCTGAGAAAGCTCCTCTAGTATTTTCCGGCCATTTTCATTTAAGAGCTAAGCGTAATTTTGGTAATAGTGAAATTATATATGTTGGTAATCCATATGAAATGGATTTTGGCGATTCAATGCAATCTAAAGGATTTTATATATTAGATACCAATGATCTTAGTTATGAATTTATCGATAATATACTTACACCTAAGCATATTAAAGTATATCTATCAAAATTAATAACTGAAAAAGACCCTGTATCATATTTTAATAATGTAATAGCAGGAAATATTATTAAGCTAATTATAGATAAAAATATTAATTCTGAACATATGGATTTATTAGTTACTAAACTTGCTAGCTATAAACCTGCAGATATACGAATAGATTATGATGTAAATTATAATAAGGTTAAATTTTCTGAAGAAGGAGAGTTTGATCTTTCTGGTGTAGATATTATAGAAGCTATAACAGAGTTTGTTAATTTATTAGATATAGATAATAAAAGCGAAGTTGTAAAGTATACAACTGACTTATATAATAGGATTGCTTAATGAAGTACGTTAACTTTAAAGAACTTAAGATAAGAAATTTTTTATCAGTTGGTGATGATGAAGTAAAAGTAGATTTTACTAAAGGTCTTCATATTGTAACTGGTATTAATAGAGATAAAGAAGATAGAAGAAATGGTGTAGGTAAAAGTACTATAGCTGATGCTTTGTATTTTGCTATCTTTGGTACTACTTTAAGAGAGATTCGTAAGCAATTTATTCCTAATAATTTAACTGACGGTAAAACTACCGTCGAGCTATTATTTACCGTAGATGATCCTGGTCACGGTCAGAACGACTTTCATATTATTAGAACACTAGGTCCTTCTAAATGTACAATATTTAAAAACGGAAATGATAAGACAAGAGATACTATAGTTAATACTAATGCTTATATTGAAGCAGTATTGTCCTCATCGCCTGAAGTATTTCAAAATTGCGTTATTATGACTTTGAATAATCATATACCTTTTATGGCTAAAAATAAAGTCGAAAAGAGAAAGTTTATTGAAAAGATCTTTAACCTAGAAATATTCTCTAAAATGTTAATTGAACTAAGAAGTGATCAAAGTCAAATAAAGCAAGATTTTGATATTAATATTACTAGATTAGAAGAGAGTAATAATTATCTCGATGTACAAAAAACTCAAAGTGATAACTTTGATACTGATCGTACTAATAAAACAAAAACGTTAAGAGATAATTTACTGCAGCATAAAACCGATCTTGGTAACGCAAATGAAAAATTAGAAAGTATTAAAAAGCTAGACGATACTCCATTTAAAAATAAACTTATTGAATTAAATGAGGCTATAAAAGAAAAAACTGGTATTAAAGATAAACTCGAAAGAGATATAATTACCATGAAAATTAATTTAAAGAATGATGCAGCTACTTTGAAACGGATGGGTACAGAAGAAGAAACTTGCCCGGTATGTTTAAGAGCTATGGAAGATCATGATATTGAGTTAATAGAGAAAGAAAAGAATAAACTTAAAGATACTATTACAACTAATAACTCTATTATTGAAAGCTTAAGTGATGATGTTAAAGATTTAAAAATTGCTATAGGTAAAATAGAAGAAGCTAAAACTATAGTAGAAAATAAAATTAGTAACATTGAAAAGCAAAAGTACGGTATAGGTCATATAGAAGAATCTATAGAATATATTAACAGATGTATTAGTGAAATGGAAGAAGAGCTTGAGAATGTTAATAGTGAAACTAATACTTTTGAAACAATAGTAAAAACCTTAGAAGATAAAATTAACAATATTACTATTGATATTAATAATATTAAAAAGAATATAGATCTATTAGATGTAGTTAAATTTATTGTAAGTGAAGAAGGGGTTAAGAGCTATATTGTTAAAAAGATTCTTAGAAACTTTAATTCTAAACTAACTCATTATCTTAAAAAATTAGATAGTAATAGTATTTGTGTTTTTAATGAATATTTTGAAGAAGAGATACTAAATGAAAAAGGTAAAATTTGTTTATATAATAACTTTTCAGGTGCTGAGAGAAAAGCTATTGACTTAGCTTGTTTATTTTCGTTTATGGATATGAGAAAAGCTCAAGGCGACGTTCATTATAACTTAAGTTTTTATGATGAATTATTCGATAGTAGCTTAGATGAAAAAGGTGTAGATTTAGTTTTAGAAATACTAAACGAGAGAGTAGAGAAACTTAATGAATGTGTATTTGTTATAAGCCATAGAAAAGAAAGCATAAAATCAGCTACTGGTGATATTATATTTTTAGAAAAGCATAACGGTATAACTAAGCGTGTTAATTTCGTTGATTAAGAAAAAATAACAATTAACTATATATATGATTCATACGGGACAATTACCTTTTCAGCCGACCGGAATGCCTGGTAGACCAGTAGCAGCTCCTTTTCAAAGAGTTCAAGCTCCACCACCAGTACAGCAAATACCTAAAAAGAGGCCTGAGCCAGAATTGCCTGAATTAAAAGTTCCTCGTTTTTTAAATTATTATGCTGATTATTCTGGTTGCGGGCATTGGCGTATGATATGGCCAGAACAAGTAATGAACGCGCATCAAAAAGCTGTTGTTCACGGTACTACTGTAATGAATGGTGATGAAAGATATTACGTCATGACGAAGGGTATTAGAATTCAACGTCAAGCAACACCAACTCAGTTAGATTTTGTAAAGTATCTAAGAAAGGTTTGTGATAAAAATAATATTAGATTAATTTATGAAATTGATGATATTATGTTTAGGGAAGATATTCCTGGCTATAACAAATATAAAACTGCTTTTGAAGGCGATGATATAAGAAAATCTTCATGTGAGATAATGAAAATATGTGATGAGATCACAGTAACATGTCCCTTTATGAGAGACTATTATAGAGATAAGTCCGGTAATCCTAATGTAACTATTATACCTAACTTTATGCCAAAATTTTGGATAGGTGGTCGTTCCGATCTAGCTCGTACTATGCTAAGTCTAGAAAAAAATAAACGTAAACCTAGAATATTATATGCAGGTTCAGGAGCTCATTTTGATGTTGATAATAGAGTAAAACAAAATGACGACTTTGCTCATGTGAATCAAGTTATAGCAAAAACAGTCGATAAGTATCAATGGGTATTTTTAGGTGCTTTTCCACTACCTCTTAAACAGTTGGTAGAAGCAGGTAAAATTGAATACCATCCGTGGACGAGATTATACGAATATGGGCAAAAATTATATGATCTAAACGTTAATATGATTGTAGCTCCATTACAAGATAATACCTTTAATAGATCTAAATCTGATTTAAAATATATAGAAGCATGTGCACTTGGTTTACCTATTGCTTGTCAAGATATTTGTACATATGAAAATGCGCCTATTAAGTTTAAAACCGGTGATGAAATGATCGCACGTATTGAACAAACATTAAAAGATACTAAACGTTATAAATCTATTTGTAAAAAAGCTAGTAGTTATGCTGATACTCGATGGCTAGAGGATGATAAAAATATTGATTGTTACATGGAATTATATCAATATGGCGTAGGTGATCCGAAGAGAGTAAATTTAAGTAGATATAACTAGGAACTATTATATAATAGATATGTGAGTTATCGTAATGTAGTTTATAATGGTCGTGAAGGTAATGTAACTCTGTTTACTTGGGACGAAGATGGTAAACGTATTAGGTACGAAGCTTCGGTAGAACCTTACTTATACATAGAAGGTAATGGTAGCTATGAATCAATATATGGTACTAAAGTAGCTAAAAAGAAGTTCGCAACTCAATATAATCGTTATCGCTTTCTAAAAGAATCTGGTATTAAAAGAGTATTTGATAACCTACCTGCTCATCAACAATTTTTAGTTGATACTTACTGGCAGAAAAATGAAGAGCCTGAGTTTAATGAGTATCCTATAAAGACAATGTTTATAGATATTGAGACTTATTCTCCTGACGATTTTCCGGATATACAAACTGCTAATCATGTTTGTAATGTTATAACGATTTATGACTCTTTAGCTGATAAGTTTATTACCTGGGGATTAAAACCTTATGTTAGTACTCAAGATGATGTAGAGTATATATACTGTCCTACTGAACAAGATATATTTAAAAAGTTTGTTGAATATTTAGAAGCAGACTTTCCTGATATATTATCTGGTTGGAACTCTGAGTTTTTTGATATACCTTATATTATTAATAGATGTCGTCGTATATTAGGAGATGACTGGGTTAATCGTATGTCTCCCTTGGGTAACGTACATAGTAGAGTTATACATGGAGCATTTGGTAAAGAACAGACTAAGTGGTATATAGATGGTATATCGTTATTGGATTATCTTGACGTATATAAAAAGTTCTCTGTTGGTTTAAGAGAAAGCTATAAACTGGACGCTATTGGCGAATTAGAGTTAGGTGAGAAGAAAGTAGATTACGGTAATACGAATCTTGCTGGGTTAGCTGATGATGACTGGAAGACGTTTATTGATTATAATATTCAAGACGTTAGACTGCTTAAAAACTTAGATGTAAAGTTAAAATACATTGACTTGATTCGAATGTTAGCTTATTCCGGACTTACTACTTTTGAAGCTGCAATGGGTGCATTATCAGTTATTAATGGTGCTACTGCTATTAGAGGTAGGAGACGTAATCAAGTTATACCTACTTTTATACGAAACGAAGATACGGGTAAAAATCCTGGGGCTTATGTAGGCGAACCTTTGAAAGGGTTTCAAAAAGATATTATATCGTTTGATGCTAATTCTCTATATCCGAATGTAATGATATCTCTTAATATGTCTCCTGAGACTAAAGTAGGTAAGATCGAAGATAAAAACGATAAAGAAATAACTATACGTCATGTTAATGGTAAAGTTTTTACTCTTCCTGTTAATAAGTTTATTAAATTTGTTAGTGATGAAGATATAGCAATAAGTCGAGCTAATGTATTGTTTACTCAAAAACGTAAAGGTGTAATGCCTGAAATTTTAGATGAGTACTATGGTAAGCGTGTAAAGATAAAGAAAGAACTTGGTAAGCTTCGTCGAGAGTATTCTAAAACTAAAGACCCTAAAACTAAAGTTAAGATAGATCAATTAGATTCTAAGCAGCTCTGTATTAAGATTTTTATTAATTCGATTTATGGCTATTTCGGTAATAAGAATGCACCTTTCGGAGATGATGATATAGCTTCTTCAATTACTCTAACTGGTCAAGCTGTAATTAAGATGTCTAACGAACTTCTTAAAAAGTATATTACTAAACGCGTAGGTATTGAAGATGAAAAAATGCTTAATGATAGTGTAATATATAATGATACCGATTCATCTTATATTTCTATTAAGCATATTATTGATAATACTGATATAGATTTTATTGATAATGAAGGTAATTTAACTAAAGAACTTCATGAAGAAGTTCAACGTATTGAAGATTTTTTAAATGATGAGATTAAAGTATGGGGTAGTAAGTCTCTAAACTCTAAAGATTGTAGATTTGTTTTTAAGCGTGAGATGATTGCGGATGTCGGAGTATTCTTGCAGAAAAAACGTTATGTAATTAGAGTATTAGATGATGAAGGCATACCCGTTAATAAATTTAAATATACAGGTGTAGAAGTAGTAAGAAGTACTATGCCGGAAGCGATTAAACCTCGAGTAAAAAGTATTATTGAAACTATGCTATCTACTCAAGATATAAATGAGACTAATAAAATATTAAATGAAACGTATAAAGTATTTAAAAGTCTGCCTGTTGAAGATATAGCTTTTGTTTCGGGTATAAAAAAGTATGAAAAATATGCTTATAAATGTAATGAGTTTAAAACTGTTAAAGGTATGCCGAATCATGTAAAAGCTGCTTACTATTATAATCTATTTCTTAAAAAATTTAATATTGATAATGAGTATGAAAAAATAGGTAGTGGTGATAAAGTTAGATACTTCTATGTTCAGAAACCTAATCCCTTTAATATTGGTAATATAGCATACAAATATTATTATCCGAAAGAATTTGAAGAAAAGTTTAATGTAGATTATGAACTAATGTTTGAAAAAATTATATTTGCTGCTATTGAACGTTTTTATGAAAACGTAGATTGGCCGGTACAAAAACCTGGTAGCGCAGTTCAAACTAATCTATTTGATCTTTTAAGTTAATCTCATATATAGATATATGAAAATACTTATATTTGGTCTTCCAGGAAGCGGTAAATCAACCTTAGCTAAAAAACTATCCGAACTTACTAAAGGGGTATGGTTAAATGCAGATAGTATAAGAGAGGAATATAATGATTGGGATTTTTCTATGGAGGGTAGAATTAGACAAGCCAATCGAATGAGATACCTTTCAGACGGTGTCGTTAAAGCAAATAAAATTGCAATAGCTGATTTTGTATGTCCTACTGAACGTGCTAGAAGCGATTTTAATGCTGACTACACTATATGGATGAATACGATTATTAAAGGAAGATTTGAAGATACTAACAGAATATTTGAAATACCTACCGAATATGATCATAAGGTAACTGAATGGTCTGAAAATAACCCTTTTGAAATTTTACAAAAAATAAATAATGTTTAATTATAAAAAGCCAACAGTTCAAATGTTAGGTAGGTGGCAACCTTGGCACAAAGGTCATTCAGAACTATTTAAAAAAGCTTTTTCTAAAACTGGTCAAGTAGCTATAATGGTTAGAGATATTGACGATGAAAACAACCCTTTTGACTTTGATCAAGTTTATCTTAATATTATCGATGCATTATTTTTTGAAGGGTTCACTAATGAAAAAGATTATATTGTAATTAAAGTACCTAATATTATTGATATAAGTTATGGTAGAGGCGTCGGTTATACTTTTACTGAACATAATTTAGGAAAAGACATTCATAGTATAAGTGCTACTAAAATAAGAAAAGAATTAAAAGATAAAGGTTTATTAAAATAATTAGTTGATTATTGGATACTGTATACTAAAATATATATATGCAAAAGACATACAAGACATTTATTGATAACGCAGGCCGTTCAATTTTCGGATCTATTACTTCCGAAACTGATACAGACCTAACAGTTCAGAATCCGGTTATGATTACGGTACAGCAACAAGAAAATGGTCAAATGGCTGTACAGTTATTTCCTCTATTTTTTGCTGAGTTTATTTCCCCCACAGAGGGCGATAAAAGAGATTCAGAGTTTGTCTACAGTAAGACAGCTATTGGTGTAGGGTCAAATTTTGAAGTCGATCCACGTATTATTGAGCAATACGAAAAGATTGTTAATCCAGTTCTGGTTGAACAACCACCTGCACAAGCAGAAGAACCAGAAGTAATTAAACTATTTGACGAATAAAAAACGATTTAAGATATATATGACCGAATAACCCCTGCTTATAGGTGGGTAAGGTATCGGAGCTTGATGGGGACGGCCAAGTGGAGAGAACCATACAGAGTAAACCGAGTTCGTAGGATAAAACTACTATAAGGTTAGCTGCAGGGCGTTGCAGCTCAGGCGATGCGGGTAAAGAGTAAATCCCGTTGTATATCTAGGAAGCTGGAGGAGGTCGCTACTCCTCAATCTTCTGACTAAGAGCCAACTATCAGTTGGCTTTTTTTTTGCTCTAAATAAATATTATTATGAGTGAATGGGAACCATTACCGAACAATGCTACTAGATCTTGGCGACCGCCGTCTGATAATACCTCATATTTTGCTAAGCAGAATGAACAAGCTATAGAAGCTGCACGTGCTGAAATAAACGAACAGGTAAGAAAAGAAGCTAATCTAGCTATTCATAATATTGTAACTGGTAAGGATGCTGAAATTAACGATTTAAAAGAAAAGATTAAAGACTTGGAATCTAAATTAAATGTCTTAAAAGAGAAAGAAGAAACTCCAGTATACGAGCCCGCTCCTCCTTCAGGTGAAGTATCTAATTTAACTGATTTAGATATTATTAATAATGCAATAGAAAGAGCTATTAAGTATGGCGAGGTCACAGATGATAAACTTAATAATGAACGTTTAATAAAAAATAGAGATATAATTATAAAGTGGAAAGAGTTTTTTGAAGAGTATAAATGGAAGAGTAATTATATTTCAGTAAAGATAAAAAAACTGTTGAAAGATACAAACGATATACTATAATAATAGTATGAGTAAAGATATAGACGACATATTGTCGGTAATAGATAAAAAAAATCCTTATGCTTCGTTTTTAAATGAAAGCGCTCTTAGTAATGTAGATGGTTATATTGATACCGGTTCAATGGTATTAAATGGAATTATCTCAGGTTCATTATTTGGCGGGGTACCTAAAAGTAGAATGACTATGTTTGCTGGTCCTAGTATGACGGGTAAGTCATTTATTATTCAGAAAATTTTAGCTAACGCTCAAAAAGAAGGACTAATCCCTGTTATATTTGATAGCGAAAATGCTATTGATAGTGATGGTGCAGAGAATTTAGGTCTTGATACAAGTAAAGTAAAATATGTACCTACTTTTAGTATTGAAGAATGTCGTAATACAATTTATGACTTTTTAACTAAAGTAAAAGAAAAAGGACAAGAAGGTAAATTTATTATTGCTATAGACTCTCTTGGTAATATGGAAAGTCAATTGCAGATAGGTAGAATGGAAAAGCATAATGTTAGTGCTGATATGGGTAGTAGAGCTAAAGCTATGAAATCTCTATTACGTACTTGTACTCAACTAGCCGGTTTAACTAAAACTACTATATTAGCTACTAATCATATCTTTGAAGACCCCGCTGCTATGTTTCCTTCTTTAGTTAAGGATATGCCCGGAGGTAAAGCTGCTGTATATTTACCTTCCGTAACCGTTCAGCTTGCTCGTAAACCTGTTAAGGAAGATAATAATACAGATGGTAAATTAGCAGTAGGTCAGAAAAAATATTCTGGTGTTATTCTTAGAGCTTTAACAGTAAAGAATCGTTTCGTAAAGCAGTATCTTGAAGGAGAAATGTATCTATCTTTTGATAAGGGGCTAAATAAAATTTATGGTCTTTTAGATCTCGCAGTTGGGCTAGGAGCCGTTAATCAGACTGGAGCTACTTATCAATTACCAGATGGTACTAAGTTAGGATACTATTCAAAGTGGAAAGATAATGACGACCTTTGGGATAATACTATAATTCCTGTAATTGAAGAAAAAATTAAATCTGAATGGAAGTATGGTAACGGTTCTGATGATGAAGAAATACCCGACGAGGTTAACGACCTAGACTTTGATGGCTAAAAAAGTTATAATCTGGCGAATATTTTCAATTCTATGTTATACTGCCGCTGCAAGGTTTTGGTTTGGTGACTGGCACGTTACGGGGTTTGGATTAACTATGGCAATGATTATGACATATGTTCATTGGTTGTTCGAACGGCTATGGACAAAGTTAACTTAAAGGAACATATATATAATTTGGTATGAGTAAACGAATATTAGAAGGTAGATCTCAAAAAAGAGGGGTCGGAAAACTATACGGGAGATCTAGAGGGCCTCTTGTATTTAATGAAACGGTAAACTTAATGGTTACGCAAAAAGTTGATGAAGCTATTAAGAAAAATAAAGCGAAAAAAAATGGTTAATAAGAGAATCGTAGTAACGTTAAGCGGTGGAATGGATTCTGCTGTATTGTTACATAAAGCTGCAACTGAAGCGGAAGAAGTTTTTACTGTAACTTTTGATTATGGTCAACGTCATAGTCGTGAACTTGATAGAATCTTAGATCAATTGTTTAATGCTAAAAAGCATTTTGATAATGTTAAATTCTATAATACAAGATTAGATGCTAAATTTATTAAAGATATAGCACCTACTTCCTCTCTTACTAATGATGATATAGAAACACCTAACGTAAATGATGTAATGGGTGAAGCACAACCTAAATCATATGTACCTTTTCGTAACTTAATGTTTTTAAGTATGTTGTGCTCTCAAGCTGAAGCAGTAAAAGCTGACGAAGTATGGTATGGTGCTGCACAGGCTGATAGTTTAGCAGGTTACTGGGATGGTTCAGAGGAGTTTGTAGATCAAATTAATAAAGTAACTGCATTAAATAGAGAGAATAGAATTACTATCAAAGCACCTCTTATTGAAATGTCTAAAAAAGAAATTATTGAAGAAGGTATATCCTTAGGTGTAGATTTTGGACTTACTTATACTTGTTATTCTGGAAAATATCCTTGTGATGCTGAATCTGCAAGTAGTGCTTTACGATTAAGAGGCTTTATTGATGCTGGTTATAAAGACCCTCTAGAATATATTCAGCAAGAAAAATTAAATCAATTATATTTGGATAATAATTGTAGAGATATTAAACTTAATAACCGTGACGATTAAGTCTTTCTTGACGATAAAAGTTTTGTAACTCAGACCTTCTTTGTTCTTGCATTCTACGTGCAACTTCTTGAGGTGATAAAGCTACTTGCTCCTCTTCGTCTTTCCTTTTATCAAAATCGTTTAGTTTCATGTAAGAGGAAACATTAAATTGCTCATCTTCCTCTTCCTCATCATCTAAAGGTTCCATCTCTCCCATTT